AGATGAGGTTTTTTTATATATAACCTATGGCATTTAGATCATTTAAAAAAGACATAGATAAGTTTTATCAAAGAATTGATAAAATTGCTAAACAGGGTAGAGATAACTTTCAAGAATATTACGATTATGTGGATGATTGTATTTTTAAACAGCAATACGCAATTCTAACACAAGTTCTTTATATCAAATATGATTTTGATTATACAAAATACTATTCAGTAGATCAGGTTAAAAGTCGTAGTTGGTCGGCTATTATGTTTAGAACAAACACAGGTCTTCAAGATGATAAATACAAACTTCTTAAAAGAAACTCACTTTATCAAATTGGTTTAGATATTTGGCAACAAAGAGATTTGACTCGTGTTCAATTAATAGATCCAATAGAAAGTGGTAGTGGTGCTGATTTTAATCCGGTGATATCTGATGATTTAAACAGAGGTGTTCTTAGAATTGATGTCTTAAAGCCTGGAAAAGACTACTCAACATCTTCTTATATTGTTGTCACTGGTGGTCAGCCTTCTGCAACAGCCTCACCCTATATTCGTGGTGGTCAAGTTCTTAAAATTGATATGGGTGGATCCGGTTCTAATCATAACGTAGATGTAAAACTTGGTAGAATACAAGAGTTTGACCTTTATGTCGCTTCAATTGAACCATTGGCTTATACTGATAATATTTATCAACAAGGCACTGATAATAAAGTTACTTATCTTTTAACAACAAAAGAAGGCGCCACAATGAGCGCCTCTTTCTCTAACTGGAACTTTAACTTGACTTATGATAAGAATCTCTTAAATCTTTATACTCAAGCTATTAATTATCTGATTTAAACTCCGGCATATAGATTTTAATCATTTGAATCAATTCTGATTTTATTTCAGGAGTAATGTTTTTAGTCCTATGATTATTTACCAAAGTCATAGGGACACATAAACATCAAATATATATTTTAAAAATAATATGAATCATGTTTCTAAGAAAATGTCCGAATTGTTCAGCTGAAATTCAATATAAAGTTCATAAAAATTATGAAAAATCAGAAAAATTAAAAAGATTGTGCCAAAAATGCACTGTTAATAAATATAAAAAAGAAATACTAACAAAGGAAAAATGTAAGCAAATAGCTGCTTGTTATAAAACAAAAAAAGAGTTTAGTGAAAGCCATAAAACTGCATATCAAAAATGTTTAAAACATAAATGGATTGATGAGTTATGTTCACATATGACTAAATCTGGAAATAATTTCAAAAGATGTATTTACTGTTACGAATTTCCTAATAATTACGTCTATGTAGGATTAACCTACGATATAGGAAAAAGGAATGAGGAACATCGTTTAAATAAAGATAGCTCAGTTTATAAGTTCTATACTACGAATAATATAGATTTACCAGAAATTAAACAATTGACTGATTATATTGATAAAGAAATAGCTTCTAAAAAAGAAACTGAAATAAAGAATAGTTATATTGATGCTGGATGGTATATAATCAATAAGAATAAAACTGGGGGGCTTGGTGGTAAAATATTTATATGGACGAAAGAAAAGTGTTTAGATGCTTCTAAAAATTGTGAAACGAGAAAAGAATTTATACTAAAATATCCAGGTGCTTATTATTCAGCGAGAAATAATAATTGGATAGAGGAGATATATAATAACTTTAATCAAATAATAAAGGAAAGGGGCTACTGGACTAAAGAAAAATGTCATGAAGAGTCATTAAAATATAATACCAGAAAAGAATTAAAACAAAATTGTTTGTCCTGCTATAGCACAATTATAAATAATAAATGGAGTAAAGAATTGTTTGCACACATGAGTCATTCTTCTGGTTTAAAATTAAAAGGCTACTGGACAAAAGAAAATTGCTTTGAAGCATCAAAAAACTTCAAAACAAAAACCTCGTTTAGAGAAAACGAGGCTGGTGCCTATAAAGCCAGTAAAAAGAATGGTTGGTTAGAAGAGTTCTTCTTTAAATGATTTGTCTCAAATCTGGCATATAGATTTCCAATATAGAAATCAATGCTTCTTTAGATTCTGGTTTAAGATTTTTCAATCTTTCTTTATTAACCAATGTCATGAACTCAGATACAACTTTATTGAATTTAAAGGATTCAGTATAATTAAATACCTTATTTTTAAATGTCTCAATATCAATTTCGTCATTTCCTTCTCTTGACATCCATTCTTTAAATCGATTTATAAATCGATTTATACCGTTTATATTTTTATCACTCCAAGAACCACCATCAAAATAATGTCCAATAAACATCAAATAGAATCGCAAGATCGAACTTTGATAATCATCTGGATTAATAGTATTACCTTTTGTTTTAGACATCTTTTCACCCTCATTCAAAATCATTCCTTGATGAATTACTTTCTTAAAAGGTTCTTCAACTGGAACCACACCAATATCGAACAAAAACATATGAATGAATCTAGCATAAATCAAGTGCATACAAGCATGTTCGTTGCCACCAACATAAACATCAACTTGTTTATATTTTTCTTTTGAACACAATTCATTGTCGTTAAATGGACACAATAACGAACAAAATAAAAAGATGAATCAACGAAAGTATCCAAAGTATCCACTTCACCATCAACCGGAATCGGACACCCCCAACTTCTTTGACGAGATACACACCAATCATGTTGATTTTCCAACCAAGCTCTTTGAGCATTAATTGTTTGTTTTGGATAATCAATCCAATCCAAGTTTTTAATCAATCTTTCTTTATAATCAGTGATTTTGAAATACCATTGATTCATGACTTTTTGTTGAACTTTAGATGAACATCTTTCACAAGATTCAGATTTAACTTGTTCTCTTGCCAAAACGGTTTGACATGAAGGACACCAATTAACTTCACCATCTTTTTTATACGCCAAACCTCTTTCTTTCAATTGTGTAAATACCCACTGAGTCCATTTGTAATAAGATGGGTCAGAGGTTGTAGCCAATTCTTGATATTCAGTATTCATATCATTCATCTGAACACGAAATCTATCAATGTTTTCATAAGTAACATCACGAGGATCTCTACCGACTTTACGTGCATAGTTCTCCGCTGGTAACCCGAACGAATCGTATCCGAAAGGTTGAAATACATTCACCCCTCTATAACGCCAGTAACGACAATAGGAGTCGATGATTGAATAGTTGTAAGAGTGTCCGATATGCAAACCTGAACCGCTAGGATAGGGAAACATCACACATACATATTTTTCTTTTTCCATTTTATTTGATTTATTTTTTGATTTAATTAAAAATAAAAACCCTCGATACAACTAAGTACCGAGGGTTTAATATTAGGCAATATTCTCTCAGCACTCTAAAAGAGTGATAAGAGTAATAGAGTATTTACGAAAATCTGCTTCATTTTGATTATATATTACAAATATACTGATTAGTTTTCAAAAATTAAAATGATTCTTTAAATACTGAATCATATTTTCTGAACTCATAATGTTGATAAGCATCCTCACGAGTGAGGTTGTCACCACTACCCAACCATTCAGGAGTTGATATATACTCATGTTCCGGACAATTGTTTAAGAAATTTTTAGAAGCATAATAGAACTTGTTGTGATAATCCATCATCACTAAAAGTGCAGCTTTAATCTTACCTATGTCGGAATACTTTTTGGCTTTTGCTTTTTTACCGTTTGAGTAAATAACATACTCTACTTTGTCTTTACCAAGATTACCACCTTCATCGACCTTGGTCACTAATTTAAACCAAGACCAGAAAAAAGTATGTGTCAATTTACCGAAACTAAATTCCACTTGGCCACCGGTCACTTTATTAATCGTTATTTCATCACCGGTTTTAAAACCGGCTTTAGTAAATGCCTCAGTGGCAAATCCAAGGTCTGAGAATTTTTCTGTCGGTGTCTTTGATAGGTCAAGTATAACTTTTTGACCAGGAACAATTTAGTTTTTCGTTATTTTTAGCATAAAATTTGATTTAACTTTTCTTCTCGTTGTTTTTGTTTTAATCTTGATTCGTATTCGGAAATATCTATCGATAGTTTCTCACTGAAAGGTGCTCTATAAGGTGCCAATATTTTAGAACCAGAGATATAAACATTCTCGAATACTAAAAAATGTTTTCTCTCTTTTTCCGGTATGAAAGATTTTATTATCTCGTAATCGAAGTCCATAGTTTAGTATTTAGATTTTAGTCATTAAATACTCAACTACCGTTTTCCAATCAGGAAACTTATCAGAACCAAAGTGGATCAATTCACCTTCAAACTCGGTTTGACCATACTCAAGAGTATCATCAATCAAGAAATCACCTTTCAAAAGTGATTTATCACAACACATAATGGTTTTACGTTGAATGTCTAATCCAAGTTTTTCTTTAACCCAGATAGCTTTTTCAGTATAACAAAGAGGATTTTGAACTGATGGTCGAGTTAGAATCCACATATCAAAATGTTCTTCTAACTTTTTGAAAGACTCAATTGAATCTTTGATTGGTTCTAGATTCATAAAGAATCCATATTGTGAGTGAGGATAAGGTTGTCCAGGGTTTTCCTCTCTTTCTTTCAAGAAAGGTGTGATGAAATCGGCTAAGACACCATCCATGTCAACGTACACAAGTTTTTTTGATTTATCTCTCATAATGTAAATATACTAATTTTTTTTGAAAATACCAAATAAATTAACCCCACCATTCACCAGTAGGTTGAAATTCATTTAAAGATATTTTTATTTTGAAATCTCGAATGTCTTTGTAAACTAAGTGCCAAAAATCTTTAGAATACATTGAATGTCCTTTATTCCAAACATCATCAAAATCATAAGGTTGATAGTCAATAGCATATTTTATGGCTCTTTGTGTAACCCATTCCATAGGAACACATCTATCATCACGATATGAATCTGGTGTGAGTATCGTTCCTTGATGTAGATTTAAGTATATAACACCGTCTTCGGTAAGAACTAAACTTCCGATTAGATTACCATGAATATTATTTTTTTTGGCAGATTCACCAAATAAAAAAGTATTACTAGTCGTTTTATCCGAATAGTAATACTTTATTGTGGTATATCTTGTAAAGTCTTTCACATGACAAATATAAGGAATTATTCTGTTTCTTGAGCTAGAAGTTCTGATTCTTTATATTCCTGATAAAGATTTCTATTTTTAAGAAGATTGATAATAGACTCAGTAGCATCTAATTTATAATCTACAAAAAGTGTTTGAGTTTTATTAAGAACTAAGTCTATTTCAGCAACTTTTGACCATTCTTGGACGATTTCAGATATTTGATTGAAATTCTTTTCTAATTCACCATTTTGAATATCAACAATCTCGACTCTGAATTCAGATTCAAGTTTTATAGCTTTTGCTTGTAATTCTTTGAATCTAGTGGCTTGTTCCATTTGAGATTTTTCGTCAATTATAAGACGAGAAGTTGAAATGATTCCTTCCATTTCTTTTTTGATTTGCTCGATTTGTCCAGCAAATTTATCTTTTTCAATTTGAATCAATTTCAAAGATTCGTGATAGGGTGTGAAGTTTTTAAGAACTTGTTCAAAGTCAACAACGTAAATTTTCATGTGTTTATTATTTTGGATTTATATTCAAAATTTCAAAATTGTTTAAAATATCTTTTTGAATTTAATGCTGAATTTTTAGTTTTCAGAAATAATCCTAATTACTTTGAAATTTTTTTGAAACGAGAATTGTGGAAAAATAAATTGAATTACTTATATGGCATCAAAAATTAAAAAAGATTTTGATCTTGATATTTATAGAGAATTCAACTCTGACTTATTAAATTTTAATGATACTCAACTAATTGAACATTATAAAACCTATGGAAAGTCGGAGGGGCGTATTTGTAGTGAGATAAAAAATCGATGCGATTTCTTTAAAATGATAGATGAAGACTCATCAATATTGGAAGTCGGAAAGCTTTGTTTTCCTATATTTGAAAATTCCAAAAATATTGATGTCTTCACACAAGAGAAATTAATTGAGAATTACTCACATGATGTTAATGTAAGCAAAGAAAAAATGTGTAAAGTTGACTATCTAATCAAAGATAATCAATGGATTGTTGATGATAAATTCGATTATGTGGTGAGTTCACATAATATTGAGCACTCTCCTTGTTTAATTTCATTTCTTAATAACATTGATAAATGTTTAAAGAATGAAGGACTCATTTTCTTAGCAATTCCAGATTATAGATATTGTTTCGATGCTAACAAATCAGTAAGTAATTTAATAGATATTTTAGACGCTTATTATACTAAAAGGATTAGACCAGGCTTTAAATCGGTATTAGAACACAGATTACTATCTACACACAACAATGCTTTTGAACACTGGAATAGTTATGAAAAAAAGAATATAAATGAATACAATTTGAATTCTATTCGTAAGATTATTCAAGAAGTCAACTTTGACACATATAATGATACCCATTGTTGGATGTTTACACCAGAAAGTTTTGAAGAGATAGTCAATTCTCTGAGTGAACTAAAATTGATAAATTTATCAATTAGAGAAATATATCCAACATTAAGAAATTCCCTGGAATTTTTTTGTGTATTAGAAAGGAAAATTATCTAAATAACCTCTCAATTTATCTCTCATATCTTGAGATTTATAAATCTTAGCTTCTGAATCGGGACCAAAATGAACCAAATATCCACCTCGTATATCGAAACCCCACTCTTCTAAAATAAGAGCGTAAAAACTAACTTGAATCGAATACTCGTTTAAATGATTTTGATAGAAATCATCAAATGGTTCTAATAATTTATTATATCTGCCCTTTGGATGATCATCATGTCTGAAGTCACCATTGGTTTTCCAATCGAGTATAAATAATTTACCATTATACAAAAATATTGAATCGATAGTTCCAGCAATAGGATACTTTTTAGAAAACAATCTCAACTCAAATTGAATTGGTTGAAGCTTATACAAATGTGTGGCAAATATTCGATTGAACTTGTTTATTCTATCAATCACATCTAAATCAGTAGGAAGAGGTTGATAGATTTGATTATAGTAGTTTTCAATCCAATTGTGTGTGTTTGATCCTACTTCATTAGCTCTGACATTTTTATCTTTCCATTCTTTTAAGAGCCAATCTTGAGGTACTCCTAAATCATCTGATTTCTTTTTAGACCAGAATTCTTCATCAAAAGGTTTGTGAAAGTTTTTTAAGAAAGTAGTTACAGAAGTATATTTCTTACCGTTATATGTATAACGATGCCATTTTGGCTCAAATTTGAAGTTTGGATCTTTAAAACAAGTTAAGCGTTCGCGTATTTCTGATACCATAAAAATTTTATATTCTAAACTATCAAAATAGTTTTCAGATTATATATAGAATATGAAATTAGACCTACACGGCAAATCACATTATGAAATCTCTAACTTGGTTGACCAATTTATCTGGGAGGGAATGTGTCGTGGAAAACATGAGGTCGAAATAGTTACCGGCAATTCGGATAGAATGAAACAATTTGTGATCGACTCAATTAAAGATTACAAGATGGAATATAAGGTTGGTGACTTATGGAATCAAGGGTATATACGTGTTTTTCTCAAATAACTTTCTCAGCTTAGCATCACGATTATCTTCATCTGTTAATTTAGGAAAACTTTTAGATTGATTTTTAATTCTTTCAGATGATTGAATTAAATCCTCTAAAATATAAAGAAAATTATTGAGTGTTTCATTAGTAGGATGGCACCATTTTTCCAATGTAGTATGTCCTAGATATTCTATTTTAAAATGTAATTGAAACGGAAGTCTTGATGATTCACCAATTTCTATTGAGATATTATGTGCGGAACTGAACCCACAAATATAATCAGTAGTTACAAATTTAGAGTCACCCTTCAATCTCAACTCACAGGAAAGTAGTGAGTTGAGACGAGGTAGTATATTTTGAAGTATTTCTCTATTAGACATTTCTGGATTCATTCATTGCTTCTAACCAGGGTGAGTATAAAAAGGATTCAAATAGTTTACCTATTTCTGATTTCTTTTTTGGCTTTTCACCACGCATTTTAGCTAAATAGTCTAATCTTTCAGTTACTAATTTCTTATCGTTACGAGTAAAATCTGAATAAACATAATCTTCTAATTCATCAGAATAGGTAGCCTCACTTCTTAGAATCCAACGGTCTAAAGTATCAGAGTAATAACAATTTCTTGTGTTATAGCTTTTACCTTCAATTTCAACCATGTCTCCACGATATCCATACTCACGATCTAATTCACAGAATCTAAGATAGTCTCCATATTCATATCCACCACAAGAGTTGGTCAATGTCCTGAAACAACTAGATTCATCTTTTGATCTAAAATATTCTGGCTGATAGTTAGTAAGTCGACCAGTATTCATATCAATCCACTTAAAGCTATCAAGGTAGGGATATTTTTCAAAATCCCAAACATTTAGATTAATAGAAAACTTCTTTTCGATCTCATTAGTTCCATCTGAGAATGTCTGACAAGTTTGCCAGTTTTGATAGGCTTTATAGATAATTCCATTATCTGTAGCCCATTTTGCCATGTGATGGAAATAAGTATCGTCTTGAATAGTGTAGATTCTATCCATTACTTTTTCTTCTCCAATTTGCCAAAGGAGAGCTCTTCCTAAGATTTTTTCATTAGGAGCTAACATAATCACCATTGATACCATAGGATTCTGTGTATAGATATCAAAGTAGTCTTGACAGGAATTGGTTTTCATACAAGAATTTCCAAGAGTTCCATTCTGATTAAAGTATGAGTCTTGATGATAATATTTTAGTATATCAGAACCAGTAACAACCTTGAATTCGATATCAGCCTTAGAAGCAAATGTTTTGTAAAGATTGGCAAAGTTTTCAACCTCTTTAGGTGAAATGTCTTTTAACATTTTACCAATAAAGGCGCCTGGTTTACAAGCAAATCTTTTGGTTGAGGTCCAGTAATCATCTGTTTCGGATTTAGAGATTACCTCAATTCTATCAGTAGTTAGATAGGAAATTTTAGTAGGATCGTTTTTAGAGACACAGATGAAGTTGATATGATTATCAACTAAGACTTCTTTGTTAAGTCTTCGATAAAGGAGTAGTTGAGCAACCTCGGATTTATCCTTGAAAATTTCAAGGGTGTTTCTGAACTGATCAGATATAAAAATGTCTGATGTTTTTCTTTCGTAATTTGGCATAATTTGGAGTTTATGTTACAAACATACTAAAATGCTTGAAAAAATAAAATTAAATTTTGTTAAATGTTAAAATCCTAATATCCTTATCATAATTCAATTTCTTAAACGAATAATAAAGTTTCTTACCTTCTTCGGTTAGTTCACGAAATGAGCAAACCCAAGGCTGAATATCATTATTAATACTATAAGTAAATTTAGACCACCCTAAAAGGATAGACGAAACAAATTGAAGATTGGAGTTTATTTCCAAGTTTCCTTCGTTTCTCATTATCTTGACGACTTCATCAACTGAAAGTTTTGAAGTATCAAAGTGTGTTTTAGGTGTGATATCATCACCGACATAATCACCGTCAGTTTTGATAGTGACTTTTGAAAGTTCATCACTTTCAAAATCAACTGCCACTATATAGACAAAGGTCTTGCCTGTGTTAAGTCGTTTAATATTTCTAGAGTAAGGATTTGGAAAATTTACAAATCCTGTGATATCGAATTCTTTCATATATTAGATTCCAAGTAATTCAAGTTGTGTGTTACGAACAGACCATTGAGTAATATTCATAATTCTCTCAGTTTCACGTTTAATTACGTGAGAATCTTGTCGATTGAACAATCTCAGATAAGTTTGAAATGCCCAAAAAGCATCTACATAAAAATCATTTTTAACATCAAGAGTTAAACGATCAGATGGTGTTCTAAGAGTGTTTCGTTGTTCATTGGTTAGATTCAAACGACCTTCTGAGTTGTAGTAAATGATATTGTTTTTGAAGGCATCAAACCTCAAATGGTTTGTTTTAACATCTGGATCTTCTACAATAACATCTTTCAACTTAGAAAGAGAAATACGATGCCCTACAAGGGATTTAATCAAGTCGATTTGTTCATTGAATGTTTCATCATTCAAACCGGTCGAAGCTGCTTCAGCCGCTTGTGTAACACCTCTAAGGTGCTTTTTAACAAGGCCGATATTCTTAACTGAATTAATGATATAAAGATTTTTGGCCTCTGAGTAAAGACCGGCATTGAAGCTCAATTTTCTTGATTTATCAGAAGAGTTAAGAATGAAGAATGATTTATGATATTCTACTCCTTCGATAGTAATAGTATCGGAAAGAAGTGTTAGGTATTGTATACCTTTCTTAATTTGAAAATCATATTTAACGATTGTAAAGTTTTTCTCGATTAGTTCGAGTTTATCAAGTAGATACTTTTTAATATCAAAGATTTCGTATCGTTTAGATACGTTAGAAATAGAGACAACTCTATCTCGAAACTTAGTGATAACTTGTCCAGCCTCATTTAGAGAAATGGAAATAGAATTGATTTTATCAATCAATTCTTGTTTGTTATAATTGGTGTATCTAATCATTTCACAAATATATGGAATCCTTTTGAAATAAAAAAGTGGTGGTTTGGAAAAATAATATATACAGAAAAATATTTACATCAATGCCTATCATTCCACCAGATTATGGTACCGGTTCATCATACTATTCACAGAATTTTGATAACATTCAAGAGTTATTGCAAAGAATTTATGATAATACAAATAATGTTATTGTAGCTAAGGACGTAAGAGATCCGCTTTGGACTCTTTGGAACAAAATTTCAGGTCTTTCGGCATCTTTAGGCTCAGCTTCAATATCCTATTCTTTGGGGACGCCTTCAACTATTTCAGTAGGAGGAATTCCAGAAGGCACTACATTTAGTAATGTGACCCTAACACAATTATTCGACCAGATGTTACTTCCTTATGTAGCTCCTGTTGTAAATAATTTTGGTCCGAGTGTTTTAGAAAAACAATTTGGTGATACTACTACTCTCAATTTAACGTATTCTATTAATGTTGGATCTTTACCTTTAGATGGTGGATATGCTATACAATTTATAAGTCCAAATCCATCCTCATCTATTCCGAATAAAGTTGTAACTGGTAACGATCCTGAAACTGGAACTACTAATAACTTCTCTTTAACATACAGCACAGTAACTAGTGTAATTAGCTATGCAGTAGCTACTATGAGTTTTAGAACTACTCCTGATTTAACAATCTTTACTGCTACAACTTCTATATCTCAAAAACACAAAAGATACTATGGACAGATAAGTATTCCAATTGGATTTACTCCAAGTAATCCCGCTTCAGTCGCGGCTGTTGGTGCTTATTTAACAGATACCAGAATTAAAGGATTGAGTTACTCTGAACTATCAACTAACGTCAATTTTAGTCAGGCTGTTGAGTTTGACTCATCTGGTCAATATTTTGTTTTTGCGGCACCTACTATATTTGGATTTAATTATCCAATCGGTTTCTATGTAGATAATATCTTTACTCAAAATTACACAAAAATAAGAAGTAATTCTAATCTAAGTAATGAATTTGGATTTGTTACTCCTTATGATGTTTTTATAATTAATGATAAATTAATAGATCCAGCATTGATTTCAACAGTACCAATACCACAAGGATATCTTGGGAATCTCAATAGTGTTATACCAAGTGTGATAATAGGTGATCAAGGTGCTACTGGGCCTCAAGGTACTACTGGACCTCAAGGTGCTACTGGGCCTGGACTTTTGACAAACTATTTGAAAGTTGGAGAATTGGACTATACTGAACTAAATAACTTATCCTATAACACATATGATACAATATTCCTGACACAATCAAACTCTATTCCTGATAATTCCGAAATATTAAAACTATATGTGAAGTGTAATCAACCATTTATATCACCAAGTGGATCAATTGCAGAGTTTGCATTTTATGGAGTGACGGCTGATTTGCCAAATAGCTTTACTCTTTTAGAACCGCTCGCGCCAGGCGGAGGTCAACCATCAGTTGCTTTGTTTTTAACTCAATCTTATGTGTATGGATCAGTGGCTTCTATTATAACTAACACATCCTCAACGACTTATAGTATATTTTGTACATTCACTGATGGAACTAGCTCTGTTGGTAGTAACTATATTGCGAATCCACAAAACTGGATATCTGGAAACGTATCATTTGTAATAGAGTATCAAAACTTAGATTTAAACACATTACCATTCTAAAAAATTATGAGACATATAAGACCTTACATAGAATTCATATTGGAAGAATATAATGCAACAGAACCTATTTCTGAGTTAGAAGAATCGGGTAAGTTGGGTATTATTCTACTCGGTCTTCCAGGTGCTGGTAAATCAACTTTTGCCAAACACCATATTCATCGTGATATGAAAAAGTTCTCAACTGATGATGTTTCATTAGAATTTACTGGGGATCCAAATAAATACTACCCGAAAGCTTCTGAAATAAATCTACAAAGACTTAACGAACATATCAAAACTGGTAAAGATTTTATCTATGATACAACCGGAATTCACGAACAAAATGTTATCAAAGTTTATAAAGAAGCTAAGTCTGAAGGATATAAAGTAATATTTGTACTAATTCTAATTGATAAAAGCACTGCTAAAATGCAAAACATTAGAAGGGGTAAGATTGGCGGACACATGGCTGATGAAGGATTTATTGAAGATGTTTATAAAGAACAATTAAAAACAACCAAAAACTATCTTAAACTAAAACCAGATGGCTTTTATATTGCTCTAAGTAAATCATATGCTACTCCTTTGCATGAGTTTCCGCAGGTAAAGTATCAGTTTATGAAGTTTGATGAGGATGGCAACTTAATGAGAAGGCGTAGAAATCGTTATGAATATAAATAGGACATATATCTTTCTTCATCGTTTAAGTTAATTTGAAGTGTTACTCTATCTTTAAATCCAGTCTTAAACTCAACAACAACTAAGTTCAAGAATTTTGTTTCATCGAAGTTATTCAATATAGACTCGATTTGCATATCTCTCTGATCTTCTAACGTAAGTTTCGGACCAACTTCAAGTGTTAATTCAATATCGTATCTTATTCTTCTTTTTATAAAGTTAATGACTGATTGACGGTAAACATTTTCTTGTCGTCTCTGCTCTCTAAATAAAAAAATGGCAAAAATGACTAATCGAGTTATGTAGTTATGATGTATTTCTTGGTAATCAAGTTTCAATTTAAAATCTTGTTAATTTTTCTATCTCTTATATAGTCAATATAATTGTCATGTTTAGTCACTATTTCCAAATAAAGGTTTGATAAACCAACACTTCCGGGTATTAAAATTCCAAACCAAAGACTTAAATGAAGAACATCTATAAGATAGTAACAAAGTACCCATCCACCAATCCAAATTAGTGGTGAAACTAAGATTTTTAACATGGTAAAAATGTAACTTTAATGCCTAATTCTCTTGCCAAATCAATCTCCGCTAAAACACCAGTTGAGTGATTCCAATCTGGTAACATATAAACAATCACTTCATCAGACTTTATTAGAAATGTTTGGCAGAAGTTTTTCCAAAACTCCCAATCACTTGGCATATCATGAAATTGTAATAGATTGTGGCCATATACAATTGGTGAAATTACCACATTACCTTCTGAGACTAACTGGGCAACCATTTCGGATGTTTTTTGAACTCTCTCTTCAACCACTTTAGGATCTTTATGAGAATAAGGAGAAGCGAAATAAATTATCATAGACGTTTTTGTGTTTTAAACTTATTCAAATATAAGGAAATTTCTTGTGTTAAGAAATTGTTAAGTGATTACATTTTTCAATAATCATCTTTTCTAGATCATCAAATGAATCAACTAATTTACAATGGAATGGAAATCTATCAACCAAGATTTCTATATTTCCACGTCTCCAGAATCCACTCGGACAACAAATAATCATCTGTTTATTCCAATCTAAGGTGTTAATGTAAAGTCCGATCTCCATCATCGATATCGGTGATAGAGTATCAGGTTGAAGATACATAACAATTAAATCGGCTCTGTCTAAACCATCCAATTCCCAGGTTACTTGTTCCTTAAAGTAGGGATTATCTATTGATTGTTTTTGCCCAGCATCATAATCGTCTCTACGAGGATTTAAGATTCGGATGTCGAAATCCTTCAATTTTTCTGTCAATGCTTCTTGCCACAATTCGGCTTTACCCATTTCTATGGATCCACCTAAAAAGATGGTGAATTTGCTATCACTTGGGTATTTTTGAGGTGCTTTATATACTTCCATAATTATTCTTCTAATAACTTATTTATTGCCTTTTCTCTTAAAAGTTGTTGATGAAATGGACACTCTTCTTCATCAAATCCTGGTGGTTCATAATAACCATAGACGTTTTGGTATAATTTATTTTGCTTATTATCATCAATTAATAGGCAAATTTCGATATAAAGTGGATTTCTTCCTGATTTAACTAAAACATTTTTTCTATACTGGCAGTTGTTACAAGATTTTATCACCTTCATAATACCACTATTAAATGGATTCAGTATTTCTATTTCCTCATATCCTTCCACTATTGTAGTATCTTGTTTATTTTAATCTCTCTAATTTTATCTTTTGTGAGTGCATCTGATTTAGGAAAAGTATGTTGACAACTCTTACAATAATAATTTCCAAAAAGTTGAAGTTGTCCAACTCTATCTGTAATATCATTTGCAAAACAATCAGGACAAAAATAATACTTTAATTTGAGATTTTCAATTTCTTTTTTGAATACCTCCTCGGAATAAATGCGATTATTCATTGATAATTTTAATTACGGATTTAACAATTGAATCAACATCATAAGGGCTTCTGATAGAGATATAATCTATATCGTATTTATCCAATAAGCTTTTATAAGTTTTATCAACTTTTTTAGCACCTTCGATGTCTTGCATTCTGCCGTTTTGAACATACTCAAAACTTCTTTCTAAGTAAAGAGTCAAATTATTCATATCCTTGAACTCCCAAATAACCAGGGGTTCAAAGTGTGGATTATTACCATTGTAATATACAATTGAGTTGAGAAGTGGTGAATCAGTGATAATCACTTTGACTTTGTTTCTTAAACGATAAAGTCGATTGTGTTGTTTTCCAAAAATATAGATTTGATTTTCAATCTTTTTAAAAGATTCCTCCCAAACTAAATCTTTCACGTACTCCGGAGCCAACTCGACATCAATTCCAGTCATTTTAAGATTAGCAAATAGATTAGCAGATAGTGTTGATTTTCCGGTTCCGGGTCCACCGGTGAGATTAATTACTAAAGTGTCCATATATAATTCTATCTTAAATTAAAGATAATGTTTATTTGGAACTTATTCAAATTTATTCAAATTCGTGAAAATATCAGGTATCTTATCAAAAGATATTTCTACTTTAGTTTTTTTATCAAATATTTTCCCACTTCTACCCTCACCAATCCAATCAACCTCATAGTAGGCGACTTGGTCCCAATTTATTGATGATTTAACTTGAATAGTTTTCAATCCAAAATGTTTATTCCAACAGATAAGGTCAGTTCCAAATAACATATCAATAAAATCACCATTGCCTCCTTGATATTTAATTTCAAATCCAACATCAATTAGAATATCTCTAATTCTATCTTCTGATCTTTCTCCTATTTCTGACATTTCTTTTGCAAACTTTGTATGTGATTTATAATCTTCTAATGTTGGAAAATACTTCAGCAATAGTTTTTTTAGGAATGGTTTTAGTCTCAATAATCCACCTTTTGGATCTTGTATTATTGAATCATAGATTAATTGTCCTTTCTCTGGATTTGAATCTTTACCTTTTAATATTAAATCTGAAAGCAAATCGGCTAAATCTGAGTAATTTGTATTTAGTTTATTAACTAAATGCCACTCACCATTTTCTAAAACAGCTGTCGCATTATTGATACCACTTGGTAATTTTCTTTGCAATTGTTTGTTAATATTATACTGACTCATAGATGATTGTCTTAGAATATCCAAGCCTCTATTAAACTTTAAAATAGATTCCTGTGATATTCGTTGACGCCAGTTATTCTCTTCAAATATAGAATCAATTATATTCATCATTCCTAATCCATCTGATTTATAAAGCCAGGTCTTTAGAGGAGATATTCTATTGAAAAGTGCTTCTTTCTCTTCTGGATTAAAATTTTCAATTATTAAACTAAATTTTTTCATACATTATATATTTATTTATAAATTCCTAAAAAGGAAAGTGTGAAGGACATATATATACATATAAATTAAATGTCCATCATGGTTCGTAATAAGTTATTAAATGTTAGAATTCCTGAGCAACTCTTAAATGAGTATAAGCAATTTTGTGAAGAAGGTTCTTTTACACTTTCGAAACGTATCCGTAGATTAATGGAGCTTGATATTGAGAAGTGGAAGAAGTTCAAACAACAAGAAGCTTCTAAAAAAGAATCTTAATTCTCTGTTAATTTAATGTTATCGATTCTTGATTCGATTAGTTGTATAAATCTATCGAGATATTTATTTAATGTTTCTAAATCCGAGAAGTTTAATGGTTGTCTATTCAACATATTCTTCAAATCTGAATAATTTTTAAGAATTCCATTTTTTGTATAAGAATCTTTCTCTTGTCCATCAATTAGTGAAAATACTTGTCCAAATTGAAATGCGATTACCTTCCAGATATCTTCATATCTTTCTTTTTTTCCTGGAAAGTCCGTCATTTTTGTGAAGTCTATTTGTTTTAAGACCTCCAACTTATCTTTTAAGTTACCTCTTAGTGCTGCTTTAATTTGAGCCCTTAGATGTGTCCTTGAATAAAAGGTTATCAAGAATCTTGCAACTCTTAATATCTTCTCATCTACATCTCTAACGATTGGTTCCGATATTGGATTAGGATAAAATTGCTTATGATTATCATAGGTATAGTATATCACATTTACTAACTCATCAACGGTCCCTTTGAAAACATCAACGAGCTTACCATCTCTAAAAACTCCCAAATTACAGTTTAATGGTTTGTCGGTTAGGATTTTAGATAACTCATCATTCCAATATTTACAAATATTATGAGCAGCATCAATATTTTGTGGTATATCATCTACTGCCACAATTATATCATAATCCTGGCTATTTTCAGATCCAAAAATGTAAAATGGATTTTCAGTAATCTTTCTTTGTGTTTTCTTCCATTTCTCCCACATCTTTCTTCTCTCACTTTCCTCTATATTGGATTTTCTGAGTATTCTCACAGCTCTGATTTTTTTATCTAGAGGAAATCTTAACATTCTATCTAAATAACTATTATTATGACCTTTCTTAATTGTCAAATCACCATCTTGAATTGTAATTGCAATTTTAGCTTCTATCTCTTCACCCATTTTAATAATTCATTATTAAAAGCTCTGTTCCTTTTGTTTGAGCTTTACCGGCCTTAGCCATCGCAGCCTTGGCGAATTCTTTTTGTTTCCAAGTATATTGATCTTTTGGAAACCACTCAGATAATTGATCAAAATCATAATAACTCAAAGAGAATCTGCCTTTCATAGACTTTAAACAATTAGCTAGTCTTTCATGTGTTTCAATTCCAAATTCATGATTAGCATAATAGTCCTCTGTTTTGTAGTACGGAGGATCACAATAGAAGTAAGTTTTCTCATCATCATATTTTTCAATCACATCTTGAAAATCTAAGTTTTCAGTAATATCAATTTTATCAAAATAAGATTTCCACTTATCATTACTCAATTTATTTCTAAAAGAATCAAACTTAGAGGTATATTTACCTTTCAAATCGATAAACTTAGCCTTCTCTGGATTTGTTCCTGACCATACTTGACTTAAAACATAAGCGTATTTATATCCAACTTCATAATTCGGATTAGTTAAATCTAACTTGAAATCTGGATGAAATATCTCTTTTTGGTATTCATAGAATAAATCTGATTTTTGAGATGGTATATCTTTTATTATCTGATAAAACTCAGTGTGATTTCTAACACAATTAAAAATGTTTACATTCAAAGGGTTGAAATCATTATAAACAACTTTTTTTAGATTTGGAAATTCTGACAGGGGCATTGAAAAAAAAGTCCAAAACATTCCTGAGAATGGTTCGCAATAAATTTCTATATCTCTTGGTATATTTGGTATAATTAATTTTGGGGCTATTTTAGATTTACCACCGATGTAACTTAAAGGCATTTTCTATATTTTATTTTTGTTTTATGTAATTTATATACTTCATCGAAGATTTGTTTTTTTCTCTCTAAAAAAACTGAATCGATTTTATAAAAAGATTCGTAAATTTTTTCTAAATCAGATAATCCTGACCAACTAATATATTTATACTCTTTATTTGCAGGTCCATATAGTTTATTTATTTTTATATCTAACAATTTGGACATTCTAATATTCAACTTAGTTAAAAAATTAACACAACCGGAAACTATTACAAAATTTCCATTTTTCTTATTCGTTCTCTTATCATGTTTGACTCTTATACAGCCATCACCATCAAAATATCCGCGTATGAAATCTATCTCGTAATCAATTTCGGGATATTGTAATTTTTTTGTTTTATTTTGAATGAGTCCATATTTTGATAAATCTTCTATCAACTTCTTACCAGATAACGAAATTTCACACATATCCCTTTTTTTTGAGAACCATACACTACCCTCAAATTCTATTGATTTTTTAAACTTTTCGAGAATTTCTACATCCTTTTTATGTAGTTTTATAATTAATCTTTTTCGTTTTTCAGTCTCTACACAACCGTCTGAAAATATAAGCCCTAGAAAATAAGCCTTTTCTGGTTTGTCTATTTTTTCGAAATAGTTTTCATTATATTTAATTCTTCTCATAACTAACTTTTTTATAGTTATATATAAAATTGTTAGTTGTTCCTTTTATAAATTCTTTCAAAAAGTTCAAAAATATCAAAAGATTTTTCTCTTCTCATAAATTCATCAATTCTGCCTTGTGGCAATCCTTTCTTTCTCCAAACTGATAGGACAGGTCTAGAAACATTAAAGTACTCATCAACATTTTGTGCATACTTCTTACTAATGTAAAATTCTATGAAGTCAATGTCTATCATTTTTAATTTTATTTTTCTAAGACATCATTGAGTCTTTTTTCTCTTTTTGTTATTAGGTAATCATTTTCTACTAATGTGTTATAAATCATATTAGATGTGATGAAATCAAATTTAACTCCTGTTAGTCCTGGTATATTTAATGGTATTCCATTGTTCCCGTTAAAACATTTAGTTAATCTTTCGAATAAATCAAAGATTGATTTTCTGTCTGATTCATTTAATGACATAATCTTATCAAGATTCAAGATTTTATCTTCTAAAAGTTTTGGATCAAAATTCGTCACAAATATTATATACAATAAAAGAAATAAAGTTGCCTTTTTAAAATAAAAAACCCATCAAAATAGATGGGTTTTGTGTCTTTTAACGTAGTTTTACTTTTTTTCCAATTCGGCAATTTTATCTCGATATTGAGCCGCCAATTCATATTCTTCATTAGCAATTGCCTCTTCCATCATGTGTTTAAGGTCTTCCAAGGATATGACTGGTTCTACTTTTTTCTTTTTGGATGACTTTCTTTTAGGTTTTTCATCAGGAAGTAAATTACCTTCTTCATCAGTTTGTATTCCACAAGATGAAAGTACTTCTTCACTTACATAAAGAGGACATTCAAAAACTAAAGAAAGAGCTATAGCATCTCCGGCACTTGTTTCTATTATAGCATCATCAACTCCGTTGTTAAAAACAAGTCTTGAATAGAATATACCTTCAAGAACTTGATATATTTCTACTTCTTGACAATCAAGCATAAAAGACTCTGACAATGACTTAAATAAGTCATGTGTTAGGGGTCTTGGAGCTTTCATTCCTTCAACTCTTAGCGCAATTGTTTGTGCATCTTGAGGCTTTATAATAATTGGTAGTTTACGATGTCCAATAGTTTCACCGAGGACACACACATAAGAACCAACTTGTGATTGTGCGTAGGATAGTCCTAATATTTTTACTTCTCTTTTCATATTTTAGTATTTAATTTACCAGTCTGATTTTGACATTTGATTTTTTAGACTTCTGATGATTTGTTCCAAAACTAAATCATCTGATTTAGTTAGATTATTATATTTCTCCTTATTTGTTTCCAATTCTATATCTACAAGTTCCTTCCATTTTTTATACATACCTCCGGTCATCCAAGCTGGTGAATGGTCAGAAATAGACTCATCATAATAATATTTAAAGTTAGATGCTTGTGGATTCGAATATTTAAAGTAAATTTTATCTTTTAATATTATCGGTTTTCCATTTTCAAAGATTACTGGAGCTAAAGTAATACCATCATTACCCATGGCTTTTGTACCAAGATAATTAATTGATAAATTAACTTCTCTTTGAATGTCCTCTATTTCAATTTCATATTTATATTTACCATCTTTACATGAAATTGTGATAGTTAGATTTCTATCTCCCGCTTTTCCCTTACCTATTACTTTTCCTGTTTCCGGATCTTTCATCTGTATTACATTGTTTGCAGATTTGAACTGCATTGCAAAGAAGCTAAGAGCATTTGAGTAAAGATTGTCTTTTCTGAAAGAAGAGTCAGAAATCACTTCAGTTCTATTTTGTGAGTAAGAAATCGAATGAATTAATAATGTTAATAAAATAAGTAATTTTGTTTTCATGATTTTTGTGTTTTGTTTATTATACAGGTTTTAATTTACAATTCTCAAAGTGCCACTTTTTAGCATTCAATCTATCGAACATTTTCGCACAATGTGGACATTCAATTTTTTCCATTTGTTTTCCTTTGTTCCAAGCAATCTGAACCCCTTTTTTTCCTTTGTTCCATGGTTCTTGTCCTTTTGAATGGTGCTCCTCGGTTTCATACCTCTTTTTAAGAGTTTCCGATTTTTTCTTCTTTGAATCCTCACTTTGGGGTCCGGTTTCAAGACCTTTGTTCCAAGCCACTTGTTTTCCCCTCATATCTTTGTTCCAAGGTTCTTTTCCTTTACGAGATTCAGACATTTTTTGTAAAGTGTCGTCACTATAAACTCCGAATTTTCCCTTATTCCAAGGATTATAATTCTCTGATTTTATGACTTTTATTTCACCATTTCTATATCTAATTTTAAGTGTTTCGGATATTTTATCTTTTGATTCTTGTGATAATATACCACTACTTTGTCCACCTGTTTTTAAGTTATAGTTAGAATGATCTTTTACCCATTCATCATTAACATATATCTTTTCCTTTTCAATAAGTTCTTCATAAGAAGAACAAAATTCTAAAATATCTCTACGGAAATTTTCTTTTCCGTATTTTTCAACAGCATTTAAAAATGCTATACCACTTCCCAGATATCCATCATCCAATTTTAGAGTTTTGTGTATTCCTATGTATTTTTTACCATTAATTAAATTGGTTGTTTCATATAAAATATAATATTCCATACAAGTATATATAAAAACAGCTACCTTCCCTCCAGATTAATCTTGTAATAAAAGGTCAGCGGCACTCGTGGCTGAGTATGCAATCGGCTTGCAGAAGACTCGGTAGTTCATTCCACGTAACCATGGAACATAAGCCTTGTAAGCAACATTAGACTTGTTGTTAGTTTTACCCCTTGAGTGTGCAGTTGTTTCAAATGGATTGAAATCCAAATGAATATCAACTAACTTATATTCAACTGATTTTTCAAAATCAGTTAAAGATAAGTGGTTAATGTACCTATCAACATCAGATGGTTGAATATAGTCATACTCACCAGAACACTTCATAAGGTGAAACTTGTAAGCCTTTTTTTGAAAATCTGTTAAGTCTTGACGCTTATAGAATGAAGATAATTCAGTGTTAAGGAACTCTGCAATATCAAACGCCATTTGTGCCTCTTTATGAAGTCTTTCGTGATTATCACGGATTTTATCATGATTTTCACGGAAAAATACAACATGAGCACCATTACGGATGTCGTTATTATACATCATTAGAGTACATGCGTAGATTGTTCTCCTTCTTTTCTGAACAGAGTCACAACCAACAGAAATGGTAATTCCTGGATTTTTTTCAATTTGGTCCTTCAAATATTCAATGATGTCTGGTATCCATTCACCACCGAATCTCTTAAATCTATTTCTATACATCGACTTTATCTATTTTTAATATTGATTTTTTAATCATTTCTGGTGAAAATATCACAAATCCACCATCTTCAAGATTCATTTCGAATCCACTTTCGTAGTAATTTTTAGAAAAGTTAATAATATTCTGATATTGCTCATCATTAACTTCAAAAATCTCACCAAAAAAAGAGCCGTATTCCGTAATTAAAACAAGTTGTATTTTCATATCAACTTATAATTAAAAAAAGAGCCTTTGTTTTGACAAAGGCTCTTTTTCTTAAATATCACAGATTACTTGCTACCAGGCTTGTTAATCTTTTTGATGGTTCGAAGAACCTGCTCGAACTCCAACATGAAGGCTTTAATCTTCGGTTTGGTGATGTCGAGGTTGTTGTCGAGAATGAACAACAGGTAACCCGTCAATTCATCTTCTCCAACGTTTTTCAAGAACTTAGCTGCGTTAGCCACTTGCTTGTCACCCAATTTGTTCAAATCCAACTCTTTAAGAGATTGAAGAAGTTCAGAGTTCTTGTCTCGGTTGTACTTTTTCAAGTCTTCCTTAACACGGTCGTAATCGTTAAGAACGTCCATGATGTTGATATTCAACATATCTTCACAGTATTGAACATACTTCATCGCTGAGTTACCAACGTAAGATGCCGATACTAACTTTAGGAGTGGTAGGAATGCTCTTGGGTCAGCTTCTTTTCCAAAGTTTTTAGTGATGAACTCACTCAACATCGTCCAAGAACGTGGAGTAGCGTAAGCTTGAACTCCTTCAGCCGCTGGTTTGTAAAGTTGTTCTGGATGTGCCTTGATGTAAGATACAATGGTACGGTGAACATTTTTTTCAGCGAAGTTTTCAATCCACTCTTTAGTGGTCAAAACGTGTTTGTAGTGAATTAAACGGTTGTTAAGAGCCGAATCAAACTCTTCTACGTCTGTACCATCTTCTTCTCCAAGGTTACCAGATGCCATCAAAAGAACGGTGTCATTGAAGGCGAAATTAATACCAATTTGACGCTCAAGAAGGATTTGTAGAGCCGCGTTACGAACAGCTTGTGAAGCTCGGTTCAACTCTTCAAAGTGAATAATGGTTGGTTGCTTGTTAGCCTCAACAGCCCAACGAGGCACAACGTGGTCAAGACATTTTACACCATCAGTCTCACCAACGGATGGGAAAAGACCTACGTCAGTTTCATCAACCATGGACAAACGTAAGTCCATGTAACGGAAGCCCATTTTATCTGCGATAGAACGTGCGATAGCGGATTTAGCTACACCCGGTTTAGCGGTAATGTAAAGAACACCATACTTCGCCCACATAATACGAAAATAAAGTGACTCACGTTCTGTGAGATTTGAAAGCTTGTCTTCGAAAGCCTTTGGTAATAATTGAGAATCTGTCATATTTATTCTTTGATTTAATTTAATACAAATATATGTTTACTTTTCGAGATTTCCAAATCTCTTTTGGAATTTATTTTGTTTTTATTCCTAAAAAATAATTCGGTTTTGGACCTACCTTGTAGAGGTGTGGTCTTGATGAAAAAATATCTATCATTTTTTCAGTCTGAATCATTACTGATATACCCATGTGATTTACACAAGAATCTCCAATCTGCAAAGTATTGGTTTTTAAATATTCTACTAATTCGATTTGATTTGCCATTTAATTTTTATACTTTTTGAAAATCATTTTTTAGTACCTGGAGTGGGAATCGAACCCACACGGATTTTTCAATCCACGGGATTTTAAGTCCCGCATGTGCTACCAGTTTCATCACCCAGGCAGTTGTCAGAGGTACTCTTGATTACAAGAGTACCTCTGAAATTCTCATTATCCTTTGATAACTTCTGGTCCTTTCAACATCACTACTGGACGAACTGCTTCCATAACTTCGTTTACTTTTCCGTAAGTTTTCATTACATCGATAGTACCTTTAGCCACGGTGAACTTAGTCACAGCTTTGATGATTTTGTCTTTGTCAGCCTCTGCGATTTCGTCAGAGTTTTCAATCATCGCTGAAAGAACTTCGCCATACTTTTGAATCATTTCATCATCAAAAGAGAAGGTAGTATTTTCTTCAACGATTTCATCACCATACTCTTCACGAAGAGTTTCAGCTTTCTCAGCATTGATGGTGATGTATTTGTCTTGAGGAATGAACATCACTTGTGCGGTGTCCAGACCGGATTTAGATTCAATCATTACAGAACCAGGGTTCTTACTGGTCTTTTGATAAAGTTCAGCCCACTTTTCTTTAGCAACTTCACGAACTTCATCAGAAATCATATCCGCTTTAGCTTTATCAGCTTTCATACGGTCATTCAGGGATTCAAGAGCCTGAATCTTGTCGAAAAACGCAGTATCACCTACGTTAATACGAACCTTCTTATCTTCTTTAGCTGGTGATTTAGTTTCAGCTGTCTTACGAGCTTTCGCGAACAAGTTGCCTTTAGTTGCCATAATTATTGTTTTTTGTTGTTTGATTAATTTGATAATACAAAGATACTAAACTTTTTTTAAACTGCCAAACTTTTTGAAAAAATATTTTTTAAAGTTTTCTTTCTCTTTGTGAATACAAATATACAAAATAGTTTCCTAATAACCAAATCAACTTTCAAATCTATTACCCTTAACTAGATTATCTTTTGCCCAAAGTGGTTGAAAATTTGTAAAGTGATTCAATTGATAAATCTCACTTTCTGATTCTCCCCAACTCACTGGTCTTTTATGGTCTAAATGCCATTCTCCATAATTTTCCCAAGACATTCCCTCTTTAAATTGTTCTTCAATATGAATTTTAAATTGTTCAAAACTACAATCTAAAATCTTTTCTGTTTTGCAATTCTTCGTGAAACCACCACGTTTAATCGAGTTTCTAATCAAACCTCTGATACAAGTAATAAGTTTAAATAAAGAATCTGTTCTATATTTTTCAGAATTATATTTTTTAACTCTCTCTTTAACAGATTCTTTATTTTCCTGATAATACCTCGATTTAGATTCTTTCAAAATTTCTTTGTTTTCCTCTCGATATTTCTTATTATACTCCGGATTATCGAGCCTCCAATTTTTCTTTCTTTCAATTTCGCCCTGTGTTTTACACAATTCTTTGAAATAATCGGGATTTTTATTCGACCAATTTTTGTTGTAATCTTTGTAATAATCTGGATTTTTTTCAATCCATGACTTTCTTGTTTGTCTTTCTTTATCAGGATTATTCTTTTTCCATAACCTACGAAGTTCTAAATCACATTTTTTACACTTCCTACGATAGTATCCATTTTTATCTTGTCTAAACTCGGATAATTGACTTTCTACTCCACAACTTTTACATACTTTAGTTTCCATATAAGTATATATAAAATTACTTGCTCTCCCTTTTTAATTTCCTTTTTCTGTAAACATATTCAATTTCCTTATGTCTTCTACAACAATATTTCGAATTTTTTCGAAGATTGGATATGTCTTTTTGGCAATTTCTATATTGACATTTTCTTATTAATTGCATATTAAAAATCATCAAAATCATCATCGTAAGACTTAGAACCTCTTCTTGGTTTGTAATCTTCTTCAAATTCATCATATTCTTCATATGATTCATCTTCATCTTCATCTTCAACCGTTGTTTCATATAGGCCAAGTTCTTCGAATAGCTCGACTAGTTTCTTTTCCTCATTAGTGGTCAAATCTATATCTTTAATTTTAAGTGTCCATTTATCAAGCAATTCAAATTCAATTTTATCATCTTCTTGTAAGAATTCTAATCTTTCTAGAAGAAGCTCTTCGTTATTGCATTCGTCAATAGAATAATATTTGTGTAATTTCATTTTAAAAATCTTTTTTTGTTATAATTGAGAGTAGCTCAGTTGTTGGCATCCTGGATGAATTTTTTTCATCTTTATATCTGGTAAATATACGGAAATTGTTATCTTCTGTAAGTCCAATATCCATTAGATAATCACTAACTTTAATTTTTAAATAGGATTCAGATATAGAAATTGGAATTATTTCGAGATCCGGATTCTCCTTCCAATTTTCAATCTTTCTAAGAAACTCAAAATTTTCTTTTTTTAAGTATTCTGCGCCTAAAAGTTGAATAAATTTAGAAGTTTTTTTTAGAACCTCATTCTTTCTAACACCAAATACATCTTTAAATTTGAACGCTAACGTGATGTGAAAATCCTGTTCCGGTAGTTCATATCTTTTTCTAATAGCTTGTAACTTCTCACTTCTACACACTACAAAATAAGCTCTATTTTCATTCTTTTGTGCTGTTCCAACACCTAACATCTGTAAATCATCAATCGGATATTTCATAACCGATTCAAGTGAATTAATAAACTGGTCAATTCCTTGTTTAGCCAACTTGTTATAGTCCATAACATTAATCACTGTGATGTGATATGAACCATGATCTCTTTGTTGTTGTAGATTAGTGTAGGTTTCATATTCAGAACCTAAAATCTCTTTTAGTTCAGTTAGAAAAGGATCAATTAAACCCTTTTCAATTTTGATGCCCAGATAGTTGTTACCGGCAACGTCTTTAATATATGATAAGTAGTATTTCATAGTCTGATTAGCTTTTTATATTAATTTTTTAAAGTTTTCAATTTCCATTTGTTTAATAGTATCACCTAAAGCCTTACCTTTCAATCCTTTTACCATTAACTCTTCCGCTGAAACAGATGGTTTGTATTTCAAAAAGGCTTCAAAAATCGGATCTTTCAAATTTTTAACTCGAATCCATTCACGAATAGTTTCGTCTTTAATATGACACCTCATTTTCTGTTTGAAAAGGTCGGGGCCATTCTCCGGAGTCAATTTCATAAAATCAATCAAGAAGATAACTGGTCTAGCTAAATCAATTTCAATTTTCCAATCTTGAACCATTTTGCGTTCTAGTTTAGAAGTATCTTCCGCTTGAAAAAGATTAGCTAACACTACAATAAAATCTTTACTACTGATTAGTTGAGTATTAACATTTGAATTAGGAAATATTTCATTCCACATATCGAAATCAGTGAAAAATTGTAAGTAGTAGTTAAATTTTTTAGCTTGTTTCCATGCCTTATTGAACTCTTCCCAGACTCTTTCTTGTGAGATTCTTTCCATCTTACCAGTCTCGTGGCTCAAGTTTTGAAGTCTAGTATCTGGGTATTTAACCTTTCTATCGACAATAGAATCATAAGTTTCTTTATCAAGTGGATGGTTGTATCTTGAAGCGAACCGGAAAGATCTCAAGATTCTAAGTGGATCCTCCTCGATCCTTTCGATAGGATTACCGACCATACGAGTAATACCCTTTTCTAAATCTTCTTTACCACCAACGAGGTCAATAATTTTCCGAGAATCTAAATCATAAAATAATGAATTATATGTTAGATCACGCCTTCTGACATCATCCTCTATTCCAACTCCAAGTGTGACATTTGGATTTCTTCCAGAGAATTTTTTTATGAATTCTTCAAACTCTTCTGGGAATAATTCATTTGCTATTTCTTTCCAGTCTTTCATTTTTAGTATTTTTAGTATTTTTTTATGACCACTCCCAAATAAATCCACCTGTTGATTTTCTTCTACCTGACTTAGATGCAACAATTGCAATATTTCCTTGACTTAGCCCCAATTCTTTAGCTGCTTGTTGAGATGAGTCCCATTCTTTGATAAAGTTACCATTAATATCAAATTGTTTAATTTTTTTGATATTATGTGGAATAGTTCCGATTTTTGACTTGGATATTTTATTTTTTGTCTCCTCCGAGTGCTTATTTCCGGTATTTCTACCAGGTTTACCCTTTAATGATAGTGATATCTTCAACCTTGTGGACTCACTCAATTTTTTCTTTTTTCTACCTTTTAATTTTTCTGACCGCTTTTTATTTACCTCTTCCTTCCAAGACCTATATCCACCAAATCCACCCTTTAATATGGTATTTGTCAAGTCACACCCTTCGTTAAGGTAATAAATTATCCAATTGGTTTCCATATCATCGAGAATATTAATGTCATATTCACCAAGTAATAGAATTTCCAAATTATCAATCAATTCTAATTCTCTCAACTTTTTTAACCAGTGATTTCTTTTATTATTTCTTTTTTCTAATTTATATTTATGTTCGTTCAATCTTTTTTCAATTTTTCTAGTAGTTTGACCAATATACCTAATTTCATTTTTAATTGGACATTTTAAGCAGTAAATCAAGCCTTTCTTCATAATTATCAGGTTTTTTTTCCTTTATATATAAAATAAAGTCTTCTATGTTGCAATTTCCATATCTATCAGATCTAAAAGTTGCAATTTCCATACCTTCTGGTTGGTCTTTAGTATAGACGACAACTACTCCAAATGCTTTTCCCTGAAGGTTAGTTTTATATTTATCACCTATAATTTGTAGAACTTCATCTGGGAGTGCATCAGTTGCCAAGTCAAAATCTTTTGGTTTATCACCAGTTAAAAAATCACGCACTGATCCACCAACAAGATAAAGTTTTTTACCCTGTTCAGAGAATAAGTCATGTAAATCTTTAACTGATTGTGGGATAACATCCCACATATCGTTTATATTTTTCAAGTTTTCTAAGAATTTAATATAATTTAAAATCATGCTAAGATATGGAATTTTTTAATCTCTGAAGAAATAATTATGTGAATATCCCCTTACATCATTCAACATTCTCTCAGTATCTAAATTGTAATCAACCAACATTTCACATTCTTGGCAAATACATCTATAAACTAAATCGTGCATTATTTGGAATCGTGTATCGCTAGAAGGATAATCCACATCTTCATCTAAACAAGCCATAAGAGATTTTTTAAGAGCTAAAGCTCCTCTTCTATCAACTAATTCTGGTGATAGAGTCTGATCATCATCATAAGGATCATATGATACTTTACTGAATGATAATTTCTCATTTTCAACTTTATAAAATATCTTAACCCAATTGCCCCAGAAGAATCCATTTCCAAAATAAGGTTCTGGGAACTTACTTAAACACTTTTGAAGTGTTTCTTCATCAGCTGGTATTAAACCTAAAGCAAAATTGATATTAAAACTAAAGTATCCTTTACTGGTTTCTTTCAAATGTGGTATAGAGTCAAAGTGAGTATAATCATCAAAAGTAAAAATTAAATAAAAATCTCCTCTAAATACTTCACTTTTACCCGACATAAACTTGAAAGTGGCTTTACCAAACGGTGAATAGGTTTCGATATTCTTTTTCCACTTTTCTTTAGAAACTTTATTCTCAGCTTCTTTACCCCAAGTTTCTAATTCTTTAGATCTTCTTTCATGACCCAGTTTCTTTAATTTTCTGGAAGCTGAGAGGTAAGTAGATGGATCTAATTCCTCATTAAACTTTTTCAAGTGTTTCATTTAGGTGATTTCAATTTCTATTATATATTAAATAATATATATATATGATATGAAATGGATTAAGACGTTTGAAAATTTCAAAGTAAAAAATATAACATCAGAAGATGTTATTAATGCTATTAAAGGTGGTGGTAGAGTCTTTGCTACTATTATCAAAGATTTTCCTGGGAACGATCCAAAAGAACCACTGACTCCGGTCAGCATTGATGATGATGGTTTAGTTACCGTCGAATATGATGGTAAAGAATATGAGGTTGATTTAGAGAATATAGAAAAAATTGATATACCAGGATGAAACACTTAAAGAGATTCGAATCCACATCTAAAACAATTCGACACAGAGAATATCGCCAATTATACAAAGAATATTTTCATGATATGCTAAGTAGTAGAACTGGATTTAATGATAATTCGATTCTTAATCTAAGTGAGATTTTAGGTGATCATTCTGTTTCATATGATGATTTATTATATAATGTTGATTACTTAGAAAAAGTCAAACAAGATTTTCAAAACACAAAAGAAGATTTTGATGAGCTCTCACAAATATTAAAGGATTTAGAAGAAGAATATAGTATAGAAAGTGTTATCTACACTATAAAACCTTATGGAAAGTATAAACAAGAAATTTCACACGGAAGAGAATCGTTACCAGCTTTCAGAACCAACCCAACCAAAATAAAAACTAGTTTAGATACAGAAGATGCTGTTTTTGATGTTTATATCGGACTAAGTAATGAAATCGAAGGAACCGGTTTATATGAGATGATTCAAAGTGATACGATGAAAGGAGTTACAGATTTTATTAGAATACTTGAATCTAAAGGATCTAAAGTTGAAATGATACTATTCACCGGTTCAGTTAGAAAAAATTCTGATGAAATGAGATATAGAAGTTTTATTAACCTAAAATTTAATTACAAATACTAATGAAATACTTAAAAAGTTTTAATGAAAATATAGAAATTGATTGGGATAAACCATATAGGGATCAAAAAGTGGTTTTAGATGAATTAAATAGAATCTACAAAAAAACACTATCTGGTGTTGGTCGTCTAGTCTTTCAAAATAGTGATTTAGAATGGTCAGATACACCAAGAAAAGAATATGAATATAAAGATGGCAAATTAATTAAAACCGGTGAAAATAATGTTTATCTAAAGTTATCAAAATCTGTAAAAGAAGAATTAGAGGAATTACTCTATATTGAAGAAATATATGATAGATTAAAATGTCGATTTGAAGATGTTGTTGATGATTGTAATTATGAAGTGAATATATTTTTGAAATGGGTTTATAGTCCGAAATTTAAAGATGAATCGGAACTTAAACTATTGGCAGATTTCAACTTTATTAATATCGACTTATTATCATTATCCGAGTCAATACAATTAATAGTTAAAATAATAGGAAATAAAAACATCGAAGAGTGGTCACTATCAAGTGAAGAAGAAAATTCAAAGACACTATCTGTATATTTTAAAGTTAAAAAATAAAAAACCCAGTCTTGAGACTGGGGGTTTAAATATTCAAAAAGGAAGGACAATAATTTAATATATAAGATATGAGAAAATGTAAATATAGAAATTGTAATAATAATGTTACAGGTCGACCTAATAGGAAATTTTGTAAAATTCAGTGTAAAAGAAATGAACTCAAATATAAACAACGAGATAAAAAGAAATTGAAGGAAGATGATACTGACTAAAACAATTAATTTTAAATTAAATCAATTTAACTCACATCACTTTAAAAGGATTGGCTATGATGTTGAAGGAAAAGAATTTATCGATGTAAGAATTGAGGATATCGGTAAGGGAACTATGACTAAAATTGAAGTTAAGTGTGATGTTTGTGGTAATAATAAAATTATCGGTTATCGAAAGTATTGGAAAAATTTCAATAAGTATGGTGTTTATTCTTGCTCAAATAAATGTTCCATGTTCAAAAACGAAAGAACTAATTTAGAAAGATATGGTGTTACACATCAATGCCAGAGTGAAATAACAATTAATAACATAATAAAAACTAAAATAGAAAGAGGATTCATCTCACTTGATACAGATTCATTTATTGACTATCGTAGGGTAGTTAATAATCTAACTGATAAGAATAGACACAAACTATTTAGTGAATGGAATGGTTTTGACTATTATGACGGTGAATACATAAAAGATAATTTGTCTTTGTGGTATAATGATAGTAAATATCCATCACTAGATCACAAAGTTTCTATTTTATATGGTTTTGAAAATGGAATTTCACCAGAAGAAATAGCAGACTTAAAGAATCTATGTATAACCAAGAGGTCTTTGAACTCAAGTAAAGGTTTCAAAACTGAGGAATTATATAAACAAAAAAACCAGTCATAAGACTGGTTTTTTTTAATTAGTGAGTATTTTCCACCGTGATTTGTTTTGTCTTACCATTTGACTTTGTGATAGGACAAGGTGTTCCAACAGAGATAATCAAGAGGTTCTTTTTCAATCTAGAGGTATCTAGACTATCAGTATAACCATCCGTGAGTAGAACCGTAGCAAATTCGTTATGATTTTCAATCACATAATTGATAGCTGGCATCATAGCTGTACCTCCAAGGCCATGAATTCTCATAGTTTCGAGTTGGCGCTTCTTCTTGAAATTTTCTACCCATTTAACTTCGGTATCGGATTGAATGAAGTTGATTTCAATATCATTCTGATAGACGTAAGACAATACCCTTTCAAACGTACCGGCTCCCCCCATCGATCCTGATGTATCCAAAATCACATTAATCTTAGTCTTAACTTTACGATTGCCCTTCAAACCAGAGATACCTCTACGATTTGGCTTAACAATTGTTTTTTGTTTTTTAGTTCCAAAAATCAAATTACTAACACTTCTTTTGATTTCTTTCAAGTAATCTTTACGTTGCTTACGAAGCTTGTTAAGAGTTGTCTCAATATTACCAGAAGACAAACCACGAGATTGTAATCTTTCCATTACATCACGTACCATTGCCTCACGCATTTCCTCTGGAACATCATCTGTCATGTGAACATCAAGGTATTGACCCTCATTGTTCTCCATGTCTTGAAAGATTTGCTCTTTAGACCAGGTATCGATAGCCTCACCATCTTTAGATGGGTTCTTACCGTAAGGGCCGTAAGAAGGTTTGCCAGTAGAATCTTTTCCATCTTGGTTACCAGTGCCATTACAATCTGGACAAGGATCCTGATTCTGTTGACCAGAACCTCCATCTCCTTGACCCTGTTGTTGACCTTGACCCTGGCCTTGAGATTGGTCTTGTCCTTGACCATCTTGTCCTTGTTGACCTTGACCCTGGCCTTGAGATTGGTCTTGTCCTTGACCATCTTGTCCTTGTTGTTGACCTTGACCCCGCTGCTGTTGACCCTGACCGGATTTGTTTTGGTCTTGTTTCTTACCAGTGCCGTTACAAGATTGACATTGAGATTGGCATTGGTTTGACTTTTGCCATTTCTCTTTTTCTTCTTTCAACCACTCGTATAGTTCTTCAAAGATTAGCTTACCTGTATATTCTTTTGGAACAAACAGAGCCATATTTTTACCGTTCTTATCTTTTGGAATCTCAACGAAAGCATGAGAGATATCTTCCCAGATAATATGATTTATAATCATATCTTGGGCAATGTTAGCCATCTTGTGGTCGTATTGACCAGCCATAGTTCTACGTGGGTGATTAAAAAGAAGGTGAAAATCTTCGTGAAGTGTAATGAAGTTAGTTTCTTTTTGAGAAATATCTTCAAGGAACTTAGGAGAATAAAAAAAGTTCATACCTTTAGAAGATACGTTTACACCACAAGTACCGATTGAATCGGTTTCGTGAAAGTTTACGTGTAGATTAAACTCACCGTAATAAGGTAGATTAATTTTCGTATCAATCAACATTGATTGAATCGAATTTAAGAGTTTCTCGTGTATATTTTTAACTATCATGTCTTTTATTTATTTTACAAATATAGTAAAGTTTTTCCAAACTTCAAAATTAATTCAATTTTTGTTTTTCTTCAATATCATTCAAAATTACTTGAAGATGTTTCGCCACTCTTGTAGTCTTCATTAGTAATTTACTCTTCATTCTCTTATGTACTTCTCTTTCAAACCTTTCTATAATAACTTTTATAGGATCAACATCAAAAGGCACATCAAAGTTATTTATTAGTTGTCTAGTCTTATACTCAATTAAATTAATTGAATAGTAATTTGAACTTGGTTTGATTATTATCAAGTAGTTATCATTTTCAATTTGATAGGAATAATCAATCGAATTAGAACGAAGTTCGGATGTAGGGTCAACAATTAGTTTCATGGTGATTGCGTAAACTAACTTTTGTATTTGATCCATTTCTACCGGCTCTCTGGCTTCAAGTCTTCTCATTACCTTAATAGAACTGTTTCTCATAGTAACAAGAGAACGCATAAACCTCCATCTTAACCAAATTTGTATCATCATTGTCGGATTAATTATTTTCAGTTTCATTAGTTTCAGCCTCTTCGTTGAATTCACTTTGGTAAGAAGGTGAGTCACACAATTTATCATACTCTGGCTCTTGTTCAAATCCCATTTTTAACATCTTATCAACCAGTTTGTGCCAAGTCATTTCACCACGGTATTCAAACTCACCATTTCCAACGATAGACATTTTACCAGTCACATCAAGTTTATTGATTTTCTCGTAAATTTCTTTCTCAACTGAAAGATTTTCATCAGTCAGATTGTCTCTCTTAGCAATTTTAATAGTATAGAAACCTTTGGTTAGATAATCAATTACAACATCTTCTTTCAACTTCAAAAGTGGAGAAATCTGTTTAACCACATCTTGTAGAGCTTGGTCTAAAACCACACCAGATTTATTCTCTGGGGACACATAGAATACATAACCATTAGCCGGATCAGCTGGTTTAAGTGATTCTAAACGTGATTGTAAGACACGATAATCTTCTGAAGCTGATTTCAGATTAGATTCATGTTGTTTAATCAGTTGTTTAGCCTGAGAAATATCTTTCTCTTTCTTTTCAATCCTTTCTGTAAGTTCGGCAATCTTCTCACGGTTCATTTCTTCAAAAGCCTCACGCATCATTTGTTGCGCATAGGTTTCTTGTGGTGTCTCAGTCTCAACTTTTTCTACTTCGGTTTGAGTTGGTACTTCCTCACCAAAAAGAGAGTCAAGTAGTGATAGTGCATTATCTGAAACTTTTACTTCTTCCATAATTTCTTCGGTTTTAGTTTCTTCTTCTTTTAGTGAATCAAAAAGAGAAGTTAATTTATCAATAGGTTTTACTTCATCTACTTCGAGATAGAGTTTTTTACCATCACTATCAGCAAATTCAAGTCCATAAACAATATACTTTTGCATATATCCAGTTACATCACGAGAATCAATATCATCAATCAATCGTTGAATCATTTCATCAGTGCATTGAGCTGTATCAGTTTCTTCAAAGTTGATTGTACCTTCATCGCAAATAGTAATCTTGAAGATAACACCTTCTAACATACCAGAAAGTTGCTCAGCTTTTAAGAAAGCATAATCGGTGTGATAACGAATACCACCTTTTTTACCAATTACAAAGTTTAGAAATTTACGTTTTGGTTTGAATTTACCAATTAAAGGTTCTTTTACTTCTTCATCAGTTTCGGTTGTAGAGGCAGTTCCACCGAGTATCTGGTCAATTATAGATGAAGTAGAAGGTTTTGGAGTATGATTGTGATTACAACCGGTTCCACAAGAGTGTGGTTGATTAGAGGCAATTGCAGAAAGAGGATTTACTTTCTGAACTACGATGGGTACAGGAGCATTTTGTGGTTGAGTTGAATTGCTCTCTGATACCAGCCAGCATTCTTCACCACTTACGGGGTCAACGAATGAATCATTTCCTTCGGCATATTCAACTGCCATTTTAAGGAATTTAGTAGTATTGAAATCAGAAAAGAAATCTTCATCTTCGGGTTTCACCCAGGATTTTAAGGTACCATCAGGTTGAATAGTTATTTGGAACTGAAGTCCCTCGAGCATTCGGTCAGCTATACTATATCCGTCAAATTGTGCAGTCATTATAGTTTTGCCGGACTCGGTTTCAAAATGTTTGAATTTGGTCATTTAGATTATATTTTATGAATTACAAAGATACGGATAATTTTTAGATTCTTAAAATTTTTTATATTTCTAATAATAGAGACAATTTCCACTCTCTTAGGAAAGAATTATTATTCAAAATAAATTCGAGGTCTCTTGATATTCTATAATGTTTATGATAGACATCAGTGTACATTCTAAAGTTAGGTATTTTATCTATTATCCATTTTATTTTATCAACTTCGTTTTTGTAAAAATCTCCAAAGGTAGATATTTGTGATATTTTTATATAAGATTGTGCTTCTGCATTTTCCAGACTATGTGTTCTTTCTCCTGTTATGAATTTATCACCTTTATAAATGTCATAGTCTGTGATATCTTTTAAATCGTTTGATTTAAACGGATTTGAATATTCAACTCTATATCCGGAATAAGGCATAATAATTCTAAGATACTTAATCCACTGTTGTTTCCATTCCGAATTAGGTAAGTCTTTACCTAAAGAGAATATTATGCCATCATTTATGAATGATGCGATATCCATCGCATTTGAGTAAAAAGAATTACTAAGTAATTGATTTGAGATATGTTCGTTGCCCATGATAAAAGCCATTAAATTTATAATTTTACAAAAATACGGATAATTTTTGATTAATCCAAAATTCCGCCTAATTTTAGATCACGCACTTCTTCCCTTGTATAAGGGGTTGGTAAATCCACCACCATAGTTGATATCCAAGAATCTTCTGTTTCTTTAACCAAATCTAACAGAAATTGATTTTCTGTTTTTTCTGATTCTTGAAATTCCAAGATTTCATTTATTTCTAATTCGAAATCTGAAAAATTGCCTATTACTGCCGGATCGTCCTCATTGTGATTATCCATCACGCAAATGAGTAGGTAGTACAATTCTTTTCTTTCAAGTTGTAACATTCTAACTCTTTGGTCTGAGACGTTAAAGAGTTTGAAAATGTCCAGAAATAATTCTGAGACTTCAATTTTTTTATCCATTATATTCCTAATTTACTAAGTTGATAATCTCGATATTCACCTTTACCCACCGATCCTAATTCATAAGCCCTACGGAAGAAAACATCGAATATATGTTCCTGACCTAATTCTTTGGCGACCATCGCTCTATTTATCGATTTGTGTTCATCCGTTATGGCGTTTGCTTGCTTTTGAGCCAGGCGTATTTGAGCTTCTTCATCGCCGGGCGCTTTTGTAAGCATATCATTCACTCGTTTGTAATTTTTCAGGTATTCTGCCTTTGTTTGTCCGTTGTATTTTCCGTTCATTGTTTCTTATATTTTGTGTTTGATAAAAGTTTATTATGAAATCATGCAACATCATGATAACATATTATTAATAATAACTTCCCTTAAATCTTCTTTAAATACTGTTCTGTTTATAACTCTTTGAACTCCTTCTACTAATAGGAGATGTATATGATGATACTCTTCGTTGGTTATTTCGCATGTTTTTCCTATATAGGAATGGAATAGATTACAGAGTTTTAAAAACTGGCAATATTTACCATTATTTTCTCTAGGATGTGTTTTGATTAGAAAAATCATAATGTTATCTGGTATAGGATTTTCTCTTCCTTTTAACCAGATTTTTTCCCAATCTTGGTATAATTCACTTGAGAGTAATTCAGGGTATTTAGTTTGATTACCTGGTATTCCGATTAACTTATCCCATTTTTCCATTAGATAATCGGGACTTTGATGTGTTAGGTTGCAAGTCCTTTCACATCCATTGTAAAGGAAATAAAATATAAATAGATTTTCTATTTGTTTATCGGTCATGTGGACAAGATTACAGAAACGGAAAAATAGATAACTTATTAGAAGTATTAAAATGGAGTTGCTTTTTCTTCGAGTTTTTCTTTGAAAAGAATTGCTTTAAACTTTTTAGTATGATTCCAACCATAGATGTCACGAGTTTCTACTTTATATAGATCAATAATCCTTTGTCGAACTATATGAATATATAAACTTAGATATCTACTACGGACATCAGTTATATCTTCAATTTCTTTAATATTGAGAATGTTTACTTTAACTGTGATATTCTTTTCAAATTTATCACAAGTATCCATCAATTCTTGACGTATTTCATCAGGAGTTTTATTTGATAAAAACTCTCTTAATATTTTACTATCAATGTGTCTTTTTATAGAATCTTTTCTCATTTTAATAATTCATTTAATTGTTTTTCACGGTTCCATTCTTTGAACCAAACTTCATCCGAAATATACAAAGATTTAATCAAGTTATTAAATCTTAATCCTTCTAAATCAAAAGTGCCATTTGTTTGTAAAAGAGAACTTCTTATCAAGTAAGGATTGAATAGGGTTCCGTAATGAATGAACTTCATTTTAACTCTAAACTGATTTGACAATTTAGCCAAAAAAGATGTTTTAGGATAATACATCTTATAGATACCATCTTCTTTATCAAGAAGATATCTTACTTTTAGTTTTACACTATCTATCACTTTTTCCTGACAAATGATTTCAGCGATATAATCCAGTCTTACTTTTCTTTCAGAAAGTCTAACTATCTTAATACCTCCAATTTCGTTTATCGATTGTTCTGTAATTTGACTCATCTTTTATTTTTTGTAAGTAAGAAATCAATTTTAATAATTCTGTATCATTATCATCAAAATAAAACGGTTTAATCAAAATTAAATTTGATCTGTTATAAACCGCTGTATCAACAATATCATCTATAATTAGAATACGGTCTAACTCTCTCATTTGACCTACCTTAGTTGTATAAGGTTTAGCCCAAGATCTTTTCTTCAATTTTTGAAGGTTTTTTACACCATAGTAAGAGTTAGTTTCATAATCCAATCTCATACCACAATTCTCTCTAGTATAGAAACATTTTAGTTTGGATTTATCAATTCCTATATTTTCTAAAACGATTGTGGCATAATCCTCAGTTGAAGCAGTCCAAACACCCACATCAAAGTTTTCGAAGGCAAACTTGATAAACTCTTCTAAGAAAGGTCTTTTCTTAGACATGTACCAATAGTTTTCTTTTTCGAATACTACTTTGAAATCGAAATCTTTGATAGATGGTTGAGTCCGAGGAAATTCCTCAGAGTGAATCAAAGTTTCATCTAAATCAAGTAGTAATAAACCTTTCATTATTTTCCTAATTTCTGTCTTAACCTTTCAAAATCTTCTAAATCTTTTAGATGTTGCATCTTTTTAGACGCATCTTCTTTTTTCCTTTTAAGATCAGAATATATTGATTTCAAGTCAAATCCAATTTGTTCTTTGAATAATAAAACCTTTGATAATTCAGTTTCACCATGGTAATTTTCCATGATTTCATCCGCTAACTTTTCTTTAGCTTCAGTATCATTTTCAGCTTCAATTGTAATTAGCGTTTGAGCACATCCGATTGTGTAATCACATCCTTCTCCTCTCTGTTTTAAATATGCGTAGTATCTCATTATTATAGTTTTTTAATTATATATTAAATTGATATTTTTGATCTAATTTGTAGAGCATAAACCCAGTTAATGCTCCACCTAAGTGAGCCATGTGTCCTACATTATCACCACCTACAATAGCTAAAATCACCTCTAGAAAAATTATAAAAGTTAAAATCTTGCGAGCTTCTATATAGATAGGAAGAAGAAATAAAGATAATTGTGCCTTTGGGTTATACATGGTAAAATAAACAAGTATTCCAAAAACCGCACCAGAAGCACCAATTAAGGCACCTTTTACAAATAACATTTGTGTAATTGAAGCAAAAATACCCATAATCATATAGAAAAGTAAAAACTTTCTCTCACCTAGTTGATTTTCAACATCAGGTCCGAAGGATATAAGTGCCAACATATTGAAAAATAAATGTCCGAGATTTCCGTGCATAAATAAACTGGTGATAAATTGATAGAAACTGAAATTAGGACTATCCATTGGAAAAAGTGCCAGATAATTCATAACTGGTATTCCAAGTAAATTTTGACCTACTAAAGTCATTACAAATAAAAGAACATTTATCCAGAATATTTTTTTAACGATAGGAGAGGATTGAAACATATAAATTTTAAGTTAAGACACAAAGATAAGATAAAAAATTGAATTATAAAATTTCTTTTAGATTTAATTCTCGCCTGATGGTGATAATCTTATCTAATTCATCTTCTGTAAATTGTCGAATTTCTGTACCTAATTTATTTCCTAAGAAGTGCGATTTAACTGTATATTTTATACGATACTTTTCAATAATCTTATTGAAAAAATCAATTGTAAGTATTTTACTATTATAGTTATAATAGTCTTCTTTGATATAGTGTGGCATCTTAGATACATCTTTTATTTTATCATATGAGTCCAAGAGATAATAGTATTCACCATCTTTATCATAAACAATAAATCTATCCTCCGATAAATCAGAGTAATTGGTATAACTAATATCAAAAATTACTTTAATCATTTAATAACTGGACAATTTTGAGGATACCTTCTTAGTTCATATCGAACTAATCTATCATCCTTAAAACAACTAACGATACTATATCCGAATTTTCTTAGTATTGGATTAAATAATATTTTGAACCAGACTTTATGATTTTTCATACAATAGTTTTTTGATTTTATCTTCTCTATCACATTCTTTACATAGTATCATTTTATCTAATGTGTCTTTGAATAAAGAATCACAATTTGGACATTTTTTCAAAAATGCAGATAAGTTATCTTGGATTTTTTTATACAAATCGTTTATTTCTGTCAAATCCATTATTTCAATTTCTTTTTCAATTCAGATAAATCATCTAAATACATATCTTTTGGATCAACCAATTTTAGTTTTTCAATTTCTTCTTTCTTCGTCTTAAAGTCTTCTTTTAACTTTTCAAACATCTCCTTGGTCAAGGAGTAGATTGGCATTCTAAGTAAATAGTCATAATCTCCATCTATTTTTTCTAAAGAGAACGATTCAATCTGACTAATTATCTCAGTCTTCATTTTATTATTAACTACAACCTTTCCATCTAAAATCAATTTGATAAACTTACCTCGATTACCAAGAACTTTTAAGTCATGTTGCATCTTATTCAACATGAAGTCTTTTCTTTTTTGGTAGTATCCTAATCTAAATTGAACAAAGTATCTAACGATATCATCTACTTTTTCAAATATCTTTAGCTTACCTGTTTCATCAAGAGTTGTAAAGTTTTCTGTCTCTGATTCTTCTAATTTAAGAAGTTTAATTAATTTTTCATCATCGAGTTTTTCTAAGTCAGCTCGGGTGAATTTGATTGTGTAATCAATGTTATCTTTACAATTATCGTCATAAGAAACAATATCTTTATTCTCGACTAACTTATCAAGAATCTCTTCGTATTTTTCATATGTTAGTGACGGTGGTAATTCAGTAATTTTAACGGTAGAGGTATTTACTCTTTGGAACTTACCACGGATGAACCACTTTTTTAGATTTTCAGTATCTTGAATATATTCACCTGAGAAATTATTCAAATGTGGTTTTATAGTAGTTATATTTTTACCAAGAAGTAACTTCTGACAGGATTCAATTATTTCTCTAACATCTCTGTTTAATATATTTGAAGCAAAACCAACAGCAATTCCTGAACCACCATTTAACAAAACGGTTGGTATGATAGGTAGAAAGAAATATGGCTCAATCTTTTCACCTTCTTCTTCTTTATATTCAAGAAGTTCAAAGTCTTTATAAATTAATTTGAAGTAAGGTGATAATTTAGTTCCGATGTATCTGGGAGCACCAGCTTGTGGTGATCTTAAAGATCCGAATTGACCATCTTCCTCAAGAAGTGGAGCGTTGTTTTTAAACCTTTGAGCTAAATTGATGATAGCATTTGAAAGTGACATATCACCATGATGATAGAAAGCATCAGAAGCAACTTTACCAGAAAGTTGAAAGACCTTTATAGCCTTTTCGCTGCCAGTTTTCCAAACATCAGAAGCGACGTGAATTACTTTTCGTTGAGTTGGTTTAAAACCATCAATTACAGATGGAATAGCTCGTCCTTCAATTGAATAGAGAGCAAACTCTTTATACTCTTGTGATAAGAACTGGGTGATTGTTTTTTGTTGCATACAATTTATATATACAAGAAAGTTTTTGTTTGTTTTAAAAATGAAATTACAGAAGTATCAAGATTTTATTATCTTAGAGAAGTTTGACGATAATATAAAATCTGAATTGAATCGATTAGGAGTCACTGATGAAAAAGAAATCGAACAACACCTTTATCAAGCACATAGAGGTCACTTGGCTGATTATCTAAATCAAAAAGGAAGAAAGTTTACTTTCGGTATGTTAAATGCTCTATTTAAAGATTCTAGAGATGCTAAAAGAAGAACAGATATCAAGGTTGGTATAATAAAAGCAGCTCATAGAATTATACCGATGGCTTTAGCTCCTTTCTTTCCAATAATCGCCATTATAGGATATATTTTAGGTACATCAAGAGCTTTTAACAAGGTAATTGCTCCAATACTTGCTGAACCAGGTAACAATTATCCAGAGTTTCTGAAGAAATTAATTGATTCTACTATGAGAGTAGCTGAGGGAGATCTAACCACACCAAAAGATAGATTCACTCGAGCTTTTGTTGTATCAGATAAAATTGTAGATGTTGTTAAACCAGAAATATTACAAGCTTTTTCTTTATTTCTCTCCGAAAAGATGAGTTTGATGGACCCAGATGCTGAAGTTCCTGACCATTTTATAGAAAATGAGTTGAAACAATATATTAATGATAATTATAAAATCGACCCGGAGATTCCATTAAAGTCGGATGAAAAAAGTAAAGACGAAGAATGAAGTATTTAAGAGGATTTAACGAGAGTGTTCAAAATGTTAAGGAATTAGAATTTAACGAGGATATGATGGTACAAACATCTATGATTCTCAATTTAGTAGGCAATCCATATGAGAAGAATATTAATAAATTGGGAGCTCTTATAAAAACTACTTTAGATGAAGATGTTTTCCTCAATTTATTTAAAGGCTGGGCCAACTTTAGAGACTATAAAGACGTTTTCTTATTCTTTGTAACTACTATCATGGATGAGAAACTTATGAAGAAAATGTTTAACAATGTAGTGGTTCATGAAGGTGCTGATTTGGAAGACGAATATGTATCAGCTTTAGAGATTAATGGAAGAATAGTTTTATTATTACATTCAACAGAGAGAGGTTCTTCTTTAAGAATACAAGATGATAACTATTCTATCAAATTTGAAGAAGTTTTAAGTATTGTTGAAGAACTTTGTAAAATCTATAATCAGAGATTGAAATAAACAATCATAAACTCTCATATATAAGTGATATGAGAAAGTTTCAAAAGTTAAGCGATATTGACCACGTTATTAAAAGGCCAGGTATGTATATTGGTTCTATTAAACCACATACTTCCAAGAAGTTCCTTTTTAATGATGGTCAAATGACTCAAGAAGAAATTACCTACAATCCAGGTTTCTTAAAGATATTCGATGAGATTATCACCAATTCAGTTGATGAGAATAAAAGAGAAGGTTCTAAATTAGACACAATCAAAGTAACTATTAAAGATAATCGCATTACTATTTGGGATAATGGTGGAATACCAGTGATTGAACAAGATGGTGAGTGGATTCCAGAAATGATATTTTCCAATTTAAAGGCCGGCTCCAATTTTGACGATACAGAAAGCCGAACCGGAGCTGGAACAAATGGTGTTGGTTCCACACTTACTAATATTTATTCTTCTGAGTTTAAGATTTCAACTTGTGATGGTAAAAACCATTTCACTCAAACATTCTCTGGTAATATGAGAGAGAGAGGCGAACCTAAAGTTAAAAGAAATAAATCAAACCATACAGAGATATCCTACCTACCAGACTATGATAAATTTGGATTAGATGGATTGGATGAATCACATTTTAGATTGATTCATAAGCGTGTAGTAGATGTGGCAGGTTGTAATCCAAACATTAAAGTTTATTTTAATGGTGAAGAGATTCTAATTAAATCTTTTGAAGACTATGTTAAATATTATAAATCAGAATATTTCTTTGAAACTAATAAAGATAAAACCTGGTCAATGGCTGTCGCTCCGTCAGAAGAGGGATTTTCTCAAGTTAGCTTCGTTAATACAACAGACACTTATGACGGAGGAACTCATGTTGATTACATTTTAAACCAGATACTCACTCAAATGAGAGAGTTTTTTCAAAAGAAACATAAAGTAGATGTTAAACCTTCGGAGTTAAAGAATCATATGATGATTTTCCTAAATGCTACGGTGGTTAATCCAAGTTTTTCATCACAAACAAAGGAGAAGTTAATTACAGAGATTAAAGATTTTGGATTTACTTATGAAGTTCCAGAAAAGTTAATCAAGTCAATCCTTAAATCAGAAATTGTTAATTCCATTCTTGATTGGGTTAATCAAAAGAAACAAGCTGATGAATCTAGATTGGCTCGTGAATTGAATAAAAACTTAGCTAAAATTAAAGTCGAAAAGTTAATTGATGCTAAAGGTAAAGATAGATGGAAATGTTCGATTGGTATATTCGAAGGAGATTCAGCGATTTCAGCTTTTAGAAAATATCGTGTACCTGAATCAATGGGAGCTTTCGCTTTGAAAGGTAAATTTACTAATGTATCCGAGTTGACTAATCAAAAGTTGGTTCAAAATGCTGAAGTGGTTAATTTAATGGGAGCGATTGGATTGAAACTGGGTCAAGAACCGGATTTAAAACATTTAAGATATGGTAGGATCCTGTTTTATGTTGATGCTGATTGTTTAGAGGAAAACACTTTAATCTTTACTAAAAATGGTGAGAAGAGAATATCCGATATCAATTATGATGACGAAATATTAACACATACTGGTGAGTATAAGAGAGTTAAAAATATAATACAGAAAGACATATCTAGATTTGTAAAAATAAAAGTTAATGGAAATACTATATTTTGCTCCGAAGATCACAAGTTGATGATTATGAGAGATGGTATAGTTCAAGAAGTTAAAGCTAAGGATATTAAGTATTCAGATTTTTTTCTTTTAAAGAAGAAAAAATGAGTTTCCGATTTTAATATATAATTTAAAAATATGATGAAGATGGGTGTTCAATATAGAACAAAAGGTAATTATTTATGCTTAGAGTGTGGTCATAAAATGTCGGATAAGAATTATGTTATTAGTAGGCACGTAAAGAATCATGGATTGAATCTATATGAATATATTGAAAAAAATTATAAACTGATAGAAGGTGAGTTTTCGTGTTGTGGATTTTGTAGTAAAATTGCTTCGCCTGATTATGATATTGATCATAATCAAAAAACTTACAAGATTTCTTACAATTCTGGATATTTCTGTGAAACAATTGAGTGTAAGAAAAAAATTAGTTTAGATATCTTAGGTGAGGAATATAGTCCAGAAAAATTTGAAAAGATAGGTTCCAGATCGGAATATTTAATGAGATTATACAAAATAGATATTCTAAAAGCTAAAGGATTAAAATATAGAGAGCCTCAAAAAAAATTCAAAGGTTCTTTAGAAGAATATAAAAAGAAATATGGTGAACAAGAAGGAGAATTAAGATATAAGAAAAGAATAGATGGAATTATTAAAAATAATCCAAGAAATCGTTTCCCTTGTTCACTGGATAATTTCATCAAACGATATGGTATTGAAATCGGAACCAAAAAATATATTGATAGATGTGAAAAAATATCATATACATCATCAAAGGATTTTTTTATTGATAAGTATGGTGAGATAGATGGAAACATAATTTGGAAAAATAAATTCAAACAGGTTAGAATAAGTAAATCTTCTATGAAAGTCGGAGATATTCTCGATGACTTGGGAATTAATTATATTAAGGAAAAGGAAGTAGGTGGTAAATTTGTAGATTATTACTTAGTAGATTATAATATGGTCATAGAATTTTTTGGAGATTATTGGCACGCAAATCCTAAATTATACGAATCATCCGAATATAATTCAAGATTAAAAGAAACCTCGAAAGATATTTGGTGTAGAGATCAAGTGAGATTAAATTTAATTAAAAATACAATTAATAATACTATAATAGTAGTTTGGGAGAGTTCTGAATTAAATGATTCTCTTCTTGAAAAAACAATCAGAGATTTTAATAATAAAAATATAATAGTTTACATATGATAGATATTTCAGAATATATACTTGTTAGACCAGAATCTATAACCAAACATGAGGGAATAAAAAAATTTTATGACATAGAGGTTGAAGAAGACCATACATTTTTTATAGTTGGTGAAAATGATATGGTTTTATCTCATAATTGTGATGGTAACTCAATTGCTGGACTACTTCTTAATTTCTTTAATAAGTATTGGCCGGGTCTATTTGAAAGAAAGATGGTCTATAAAGTAGAAACACCGATTGTGGTTGCCATTTCAAAAAAGGATAAAAAGAAGAAAATACTTTTCTATACACAGGGTGAATATAATACTTGGGCACAAAAAGAAAATCTACAAAACTGGGAAGTTAAATATAAAAAGGGATTAGCGGCTCTTGTTGATGATGAATACAATGAGATTATTAATAATCCTAAATTAACACTTATTACAAAAGATGATTTATCAGACGAGTATTTAGATATTTGGTTTGGTAAAAACTCAGAATTAAGAAAAAATCAAATTTTGAATTGATGCCTTTACCATTTTACAAACCTATGATAGAAGTTTTATTCAAAATAAATGATAAAATAATTGTTTTACATGATTCTTATTATCAAGTAGATATTGAGATTGAGGAGAAATCTTTTACCTTGGTGAATCTTTCCGATTTGGATAAAAAACTTTTATTACCACAACTAAGAGAGGTTAGATTGGAAAAATTACTTAATAATATTGATTTTCCTGTTCAAGTAGTAATCAGTCATATTGATAGAGTAGGTAACATTTGTAGAAGAGAGGATTATGAAGTTTGTTACGAATCTAATTTAACTTTTAATATAAAGTCTAAAATAGAAAACCTATAAAAAATCCTTATATTTACCCAAATTATGCGAACCAGGGATTGGAGACGTTTTCAAGAAGAAAAAATATATCGCCGAAGAATAAAGAAATTCTGTCGGAGATGGTGGTATTTTCATACTGCTAACGGTGATAGGATTATTCATCCAATCTGGGTTGAATTTATTGGGTTGAAAGACTTTTTCTTTTATAAGAGTGGAACAACCAGGAAACACGATTCTAAATATAAAGTTAAATACTCGCCAAATAAAAATACTTCTTATTATCGAGATAATAAAAGTAAAGGTAAATCCTATGGTGTAAGAGAAAAAGATAAAGTGTTATTTAGAAAACAAATTCAAGATGGACTTACAGAAAATGACTGATATTTTACCAAATAATGGTAAGTGGAAAATAGAAAAAGATATTGTTTATGTTAGATACATGGCTTGGATTCCTATTATCAATATGAAAGATGATCACTTAGAAGTTTATTTTGATACTAAACTACATCGTTATATTTTACAAATACTTTCTAAATTGAAGGATGAATTTTATTTAGTATCACCTATTTTATCGGATCCAAAAAATAAATACCTTCTTCCGGAAGAACGACATAAGGTAAATATTTTGAATATGATTTCCAATTATTCTAATCCTATTTTTTTTGATGGATTCAAAAGGATAGACTTTGATTTAATAACACATTTGGTTCTTTATTGTAAGAAATATGATTCAATGCTACTAATTAAAGAAGCTTTTGATAATGTGAATAAAGATGTTCAAAGAAAAGATTGGGATTATTATACTAATAAACAATCCTTCACCTATACCGAAGAGATTCGAGAAGAATTTAATGGACTTTATCGCCAAATAAAACTGGCAGAGTTGTTAAATTAAATAACTCTTAAATATCTTGGAGTTTCAAACTTATCGGTTTGAATTGAAAGAGCATATCTCATAATCTTAGTCATTATTTCATTTGCATCTCTTCGGTTGTGTCTATAAACCTCATTTAAGGCTTGTATTATTTGTAATGATTGTATTCTTGATATTAATTTACCTTCATTGCCTCTTATATCCCTACCACGTATGATCGGTTTAACCTTAACTATTTTAGCAGTGTTTTGTGTTTTAATCTCGTTAATTAACGATTGAGTTAATAATTCTAATTCCTCTACTGAGGACTTCTTTAACTCAGAAGCATCAATAAGTGGTGTGATATTCGGATAAGCCGATCTGTAAGATTCAATAAATCTTTTAATAGCGTTCCAGGATATTTTACCATGTCTAGAAGCTGATCCTTCAACTTCACCATCAATATTTTGCTTTTTAGAAGAATCTGATGAGTCTAAAGATACATCTCTCTTTGATTGCTCTTCTCTAAATTTATCATCTCTGTATCTCCAATAAGACTTAGTGGATATCTTAGATCCTATGCCTTTCATATCACTTCCGATAGAAAGACCTGTAATTTTGAAGTTTGGTAAATTTCTTTCTTTTTCTTTATTTGTTATAATGTGAATCTGTTTTTCTCTTCTAACCTTTTTAAGAGATAGTGGTATAAAAATACCAGCATCAAATAGATTATCACAGGTTTTAGTTAAACTTGATATACTATCAGTTTGTGATAGTTTTTTCATTACCTCATTAACTTCATTAAAATCGACCATGAAGATATCAGCTGGACACCATTTTGAGAAATCAATATCTCTAAATCCCTCATTATGAGCAAATTTTCTATATTGATTTTTTACAATACTAACTGGAGATGGATTTGAATATCCAAGTTGATATATCATATATAAATTATTCTTATCTATATGATAATCTTGTTCCCAAATTTCATTAGGTATTCTACAAAATGTATCTATCCAGTCACTATCATTTACAAATTCTTCAATTAAACTTTCTGTTATTTTTATGTTTTCTGGTATGAAAATTAAATCCTTTTCTAGCGACTGAGTTTTTCTTATATATTCCTTGAAAAAATCAACCGCATTTTCCGGTTCTAATTTAACTTCTGGATTAGCTTGCTTAATTGCCAAGAAAATAGCCTGTATTGATTCAAATTGTCTAACTCTCACACCCGATCCAGAAGATCCAAAATCTTTAGTTTTCTTTAACTGATCTAATTCCCATTCAGTTGAATCCTCATCTTGAAATACCGTGCGATATCCTCTTCCTCTCTTGAAGTACTTCTTGGCCTTATCCGGATCATAATTACCATCAGTTGTGAATTCTTCAACTCCAGATTGAACATCATTCCACTCATCACCATCTACCTTCATAGATTGTATTTTAATCTTCTCACCATCCTGTGTAGTTAGTTCCTGTCCATCTTTTAGTTTATTGACTAATACTTGTCCTCTAAGTTGACCATCTCTAACTTTATCAAGTTCTGGAAGACTCAAATTTGCTTCTAAAAACTTATCATATTTTAATAGTTTTAACATCTATCTATATATTAAACTAAAGTTATCAAAATGAGTATAAGTAAAAAATGAATTATATTTTTAATGCAATTAAATTTAATAATAGATGGAAATTACATTTTATCCAGATTAGTTTTTACTTTACATAAAAACAATCTTCTATTTGGTGCTCTTTACAATTCACTTGAAAACACCATCTCTAACTACAAAAAGTGGTATCCTTTTACTAATGTTTACTTAGTATCTGACTCTAAAGAGAAATCTTGGAGAAAACAATTACTAGGAGATTACAAATCACATAGAAAGAAAGATTCCGATATTGATTGGTCTTTTGTTTACAAAACTTATGAAGATTTCAAGACTAATGTAAAAGGTCTTAAAGTGTTAGAAGCTCCCGGAGTTGAAGGTGATGATTGGATATCTTTAATCATTTCCGAATCTAATAAGAAGTCACAATCAAATGTTATTATATCTAATGACCATGATATCAAACAACTACTTTCATTTAGTTTAGATCCTCTTTGGATCAATTTTATGACTAATGAAATGTATAATCAAGAAAAGTTATTCTTACCGAAGAATTATCAACTATTTGTTGATAAGGTAAATAAACTTCCGAACGATGATATATTTAATTTGAATGATAACTCAGACTTCTTGAGGTTATTCAATCGATTTACTAATAAGTACCAAATTAATGAGATTGATTCTTTACAATCTTTAATCATTAAAGTTATTTCTGGTGACGTGAGTGATAATATTCAATCTGTATTCCAAATAACTAAAAATGGTAAAACTAGAGGTATTGGAAGTAAGGGTGCTTTAAGTATTTTTGAAGAGTATCATACTGAGTTTGGTGATCCATCGCTTGGTGATCCAGATTTATTTGAGAATATTGCTGATATTATTTGTGATAAGAAAAAGGTTTCTAAATCTAATATTACAAGAATAGTAACCAGAATTAAAGAAAATATGATTTTAGTTGATTTGAGATTAGAGTCTTTGCCACAAGAAGTAGTAGATAAAATGAAAGTGATTTATGGCAGGATTTGATAGAGTAGTTATTGATAAGTGGAAACCATTGGTTGATAAACATTTGAATATTAGGAATAGTTACTTTAAGTTTTTATGTTGTCATTATTTCGATTATCTCAAACTTCAAAAAGAAGATATTTCATATGATATCTTAGTTTTCAAAGAAAAATTATCTGAAATGAATAATTTCAAGGTAGAGATAAAAAAAGAATATATCAACCTTTTAACTGGAAGAAAAGAATATCAATTGCAGAATGGTGATATTTTTGATCCAGAATCTTTTGATGTTTTTTTATCTACTGATGAACTTATTCAAATTTTTGGAATAGAATTTATTACACATTTAGATCCGACACTTTCAAGAGATTTTAAGATTAACAAAATATTAGATAATGGTAATAGAGAGTAACATTTTGGCACTATCCAATGTGATTTTCAAAGAACGAGAAAATTGGAAATTTGTCACAACTGAACAAAAAGAACAATTCGCTTTTATTTTTACCAGATTTTTTTCTAAGAGATTTCCACAACATGCACTTTGTCTTAATCTTAAAGATGTGGATAAATCAGTTGTAATGGATATGTGGTTTCATCATATGAAAGGTAAACCCTATCCACAATGGTTTTGGAGTAAATCGCCTAAATTTTCTAAAACAGATTTAGAGGATAAGGATTTTAAACTTCTAATGAGAAAACTTAATCTGAATAAAGAGGATGATTTGGTTTATTTAGTTGAACATTATCCAGATATTGTAAGTGAAGAATTAAAGTATTATAAGAAGAAAGAGAAGGATGGAAAAGAGTGATGTAGAAGAAATTTGCCTTATTTTGATTGATTCTATGACTATGGCTCCAATAATTTTGATTATTTGGAGAAATAAACAAGAAAAATTCTTTGAATTTAGAATGAAAATTTCGGCCGAGTTTCGACAAGACCTTGGAGGAATTTATTCGAACTCTCCAGATATTTATGAGGATTTGATCATGGATTACCCTGAGAATAACAAAGAAATAAGTTTAGACTATCTACTAAATCTGTGTAAAGATGAAGGTTCAGATTATGGGGCTTCTTGGGGAGAAGAGTTAAACAAAAAAGTTCTTCCGTATATAAGAAATGAAAAATTAAATAAATTAATAAATTAAAACTATGGCAACAAAAACAAAAAAAGAAGAAGCACCAGTTATTAGAGGTATTGAAACTATGAGCTGGTATGCAATTCGTGTTCAAAACAACAAAGAGAGATCAGTTCTTGAAAAGCTTCAAAATGAAGTTAAGTTTTCTAATCTCACCGAGAAATTCGGAAGAACAATTATTCCAACTGAAAAAATAGTTGCTATTAAAAATGGTAAAAAGGTTTTTAAAGAAAAAATTATTTATCCAGGGTATATTTTTATTGAAACTTGTGCTAAAGGTGAAATTGCTATTATATTGAAAAGTATAAATGGTGCTGCTGGTTTTGTTAGAACTCGTTCAGGTGATATTTCACCAATGAAAGATTACGAAGTTAAAAAGATTTTAGTTGAACAAAAAGTAACTGACAACTTAGATTTGAGTAACATCTTCTCATTAAATGAGATGGTTGAAGTTATTGATGGTCCATTTTCATCCTTCAAAGGTAAAATCACTAAATTAGATATAGATAAGCAAAGGGTGAAATTAGAAGTTGCTATTTTCGGAAGAGCTACTGATGTTGACCTAACAGTGGCACAAATTAAAAAAATCTAACATG